ACCCCTTGTATTTACTGGGTTTCCGTTGATTTAGTCTTATTTTATCATCATCATCTCCTGGTCGCAAGCCTGTATTAACTGCCACATTATACATATTGTCGTAAAATGTTCCCTTGCACGCTTCGAAAAACTCGTTCTGTTGCTCTACTGTCAATGCAAAAGCATTAACTTCCTTGTCTGCTCTCAGCTTTACACCTTTCGCCGGGTTCTTAATCATCAGGTCATCTTCCATAGCTCTACTGAACATGTCATTTAAAATAACCTTGATTTTGCTCTGCCTCTCATACTTATAGTTATCGTCAGAAGCTTTGTCGATAAGTAACTGCACATCTGACTTGCGAATAGATGTTATTTCATGGTTTCCTAAGTATGGTGAAATGTTCTTCTTATATATATGCGTGTACTCCCTAATGGTATTGGGGCGCACTCTCTTTTTCTTGTATACATTCATCCACCTGTCAAACCACGCATCGAGGGTAATGCTGTCTCTAACACTTGTGAATTGTTGATTGTCGGTCACTGCTTTACTAAGTTCTTTCCGCAGTTCCGACAACTTGCTGTTGTAAATTGTCTTGCTCTTGCCGAACCTATCTTTATATCTGCCCTGATAAAGTCCGTCCTTGCGCTGGGTTATTCCGACTCCCAGCTCTTTTCCTCTCAAATCCTTTCCCATACTGATTTATGGCTCCTTTCAAAATCAAAAGCCATTATATGATAATATTTATATTACTACATAATGGCTCATAATTCAATATATCTATATACTATCTGTCTTTTCGAGGTATTTTTCAAACTCCTTGCGCTTGACTAATCGCTTGCCTCTTCCAACAAAGAGCACAAAAGGACACGAGGGATTATTAAGCATATCATTGATTCTGTTAATTCCGATATTGCTGTATTCTGCGGCCTCATCAATCGTCAGCGTTACCTTTTCCCATATTGGCACTTTGTTAATCATTGCCTGACTCCTTTCTATCTTTTCTTTAATGTCTGCCACTCTCCGGGAAGTGGTCGTTTTTGAAATTAATAGTCTCTGTGATACCTCTTCAAGGCTTTTATCAGCAACTAGCAACTCAAAAACTTCCGCTTCCTCATCGGTGAAATTGGCATTTTTCAAAATTTCTTCAAGTTCCGGTCTAGTCAGCTTTGAAAACTTCATAGACCTGTCTCCTATTCTTCGGTTTTGTTCGCACTGTGTATACAAGTATTTGAGTATCGGCACGAGCTGTTACACGGCTTGTTGTCCTCGTATACACATTGTCTTTCAATTGGCTCTATATCACTTATAGTTCTGCTATTCATCTTATCATCACTTCTTTTTATACTGCTCTGCCATATATTGTCCGTAGCTCATGCCCTTACTCTTAGCAATCTCGCAGATTTCCGCAAGTTTGTTTTTCTTAACAGGCTTTCTTTTAAGTCTTTTCTTTTCTCTGATTTTTCTTAATTCCGTAGCTCTCTGCTGTCTATGTGCTTCGCAACACGTGTTTTGGTTGGCTGCGGTCGGTGTAAATGTCTTGCTACAGACTACACATTTAATTGGCTTGTAGTGTTTCATTGCTCACCTCTCCATATCTCTTCGTCAAGAATATACTGTCTGATAAATCTATCTGCGTACTGTGGGTGTATCATTGACCTTGCTGTTTTAACATTGTCCGTCCTCATTTTTACGCAATTCTCTTTTGTCATTGTTCTTATAGCGTCCTTACATTCGATAGCGTTATAACTAATTGGCTCAAAAATAAGATTGTTCTGTGGCTCGCAATTCAAAAACCAATACTGTGTAGGCTTTTTAAAGTAATCTCCGCTATCTCTCCTGTCTCTGTCAATTACCGCTGGGGAATAGCACCAATATCGTCTTAAAAAATGCTCTTCTGGATAAGGATTCTCCATTACTAGCTTTAATCCTTTTCTCGTGCAAATAATAAACATTTTGTTTACCAAATTATACATAAGCGAAACTTCTTTAAGCAAATTCATATCAAATTCGCATTTTTCTTCTAAAGACCATTTTTTCTGACTCGCCGACTGTCCTCTGAACCACAGCATTATCTGATTTTCAAACCTTATGCAAGGGAAAAACGCAAATATCAAATCACCAGGGCTTATCTTATCAAACAAACTCGGCTCGCCTTGATACCCCCCCTCTATCTCTTTAAAAAGGTCAGTAACATAGTCAGTTTCGTTAAATTCATTCTGAATATCATAGTCGTAGGCTTCAATTCCATACTTTTTGAAAGCATTCTTGAATGTGCCTGACTGCTCAAATAAACAATGTACTATCATTCTAAATCCACCAAAGGAAACCTCGGTTTTATGTGCGCACAACCTATTCCTTTCTGATAAATTAATTAATGTTTAATATTTTCACTGCATCACTGCTCTTGTATCTCATCATCAGTCTTATCTCGTCCGTGAATGTCGTACCACGCAAACGCTACCTCTGTCAGACCGATTAATCCGAATACTATGAGAGCGGTGTATACTACTGTTGTTATGTTGGTCATGCTATCCCTCACTTTCTAATAACTCTGCATTGTCAAAGATATTGCCGATAACTTCTGCATCATGTATAACGATTGTCCTTTTATGAACCATAAACCATATCGAACCATTTCTAAAACGCAATCCGTAATGTGTAGGCGTATTGCAAAACTCAACAACATAATTTCGCTTGTATTCTTTTTTGTTTGGCCAACAAGTTCTTTCAAAATCAAAATCAAATTTTTCGTGCTTAAACCTAACAATATCATTCTCCCAAATCAACTTGCCATTCTTGTCTTTCAAGCCGGTGCATTGGCAAATAGTGGTCGGGTCTACTTTGTACCATCCGTCTGTCTCTCCGCTAGAATAAAACATTGTGTTAGGTTCAAATATTAGATGAACTTCTTTGCCATACGCATCTAAACCTTTTACATAATATCCTTGCACCCATTCTCCATTATCAACTCTCTTAGCTTTGAATAAATATCCGTCCACATTCTCTCCTATTCCTCTTCTGATTGAAGCTCTTTAATCCACCCATCATAATCCCATGAGCTTCCGCATATAGCATCACTCGTTACAGTCGCTAGAAATTCTGCTAACTCTTCATCCGACATATTCCTTATCCTGTCGGCATTGGTCTGCTTATCGCTTTCCACAATTTCAAAATATGTATCAATGTAACCTAATACAGTTTTTAAATCGTAAGAGCTATATCCGATAGAATAATCCTTTTTACCAACCTGTCTGTACTTCAATTCATAATAAGGCTTATCGTCTAGCGTTCGTGCGATTATTTCTAAACTATCGACCTTAGCTTTATTCATATTTGCTGTTATGCTATCACATCTACAACAAGGCTCATTATCTCTTGAATTGCTGTTGTGTTGGCAGTTACAAGTGTGGTTTGTTTCATAATTCTGTATGCTTGCCACTTCTGTAAAAGCTGTGAGCATATCCGCAAAGTATTTCAGCATACTATCTCTATCAATGTTGTTCTTATCTGCCATAGCACATACACTTGCTAATGTGTCAGTTGTTATACTCTGCAAATCTTCCATTTCTTTGTCTGTGAGATTGCTCTGCTTATCACTCATTTTCTCCATCTCTCAATTCTTTCAGCTTTTCTTCTGCTGCGGATTTTATGAAGAATACTGTCTTGCCGATTTCACCTACTTCTGCATCGATTGTATTTGTACACCAATCTGTAGGGTCTAAATCGTATTCAGGAACAGGTATTCTGTACGGAAAAATATCTTCATCTGTTGCAAGCGCAATATATGCTTTTCCGTCAACAGGATTTATACTTAATCCGCAATGGGTGCACTCAACCACTTCATCATCATAAATAAGATATACTATGTCTCCTGATTCCGTGTACGCTTCTTTGCAAGGCAACTTGATAAGTCTGCCCTGTTCCTCTAAGTGCTGATACTCTTTTAACTGTTTAAGCAATCCAACAAGTTTCATTTTGCTGTCATATCCTTCTGGCTTGCCTATATCCTTATAGTGTTCTGCCAGCTTTGCCATTTTCCAATCGGTCATATTACTGCTAATCGCGCTCCAAGATGTTTCTCCCGCAACCCATGCGTACACTATTCCGTTCTCGTATTTTGCAAAATGTCTCTTTTCCCACACTTCTTCTTTGCTATTTCTAACCAAAATAGGTGTATCAACTGCAACTTTTGACCAGTCAATTGGTGGTTCAACATATTCGCTATTCGCCCATTTTTTTCTTGCGCTTATGCAGTCAGTATCACTAAAACCAAATAAACAATCTTCACACGCTAATTTATAGCACGATGTCGGCTCTAATGTTGCTTTGTCAACTGCTATTTTGCTACCACCACAAGCAATATCCAAAATCTGTTCTGCAAATTTCTTTCTATTTGTCATTTATTTGTACTCCTTTCCCATAATCCGGCATATGCTTGAATCTTTCATATGCCTTATTGTCTCTGTGTTTTTCCATGTAGGCTTTTTGCCTATCGTCTCTCATCTGCTTTATGTGAGCATTTTGAGTACTGTCGTTATCCCATGCGTAAGTCATTAATCAATCACCTTTATGTACCTTTCATCAACGTAATTAACTTCATCAGCAAGGCATTGTGCCACTTTCGGCAGTGTCAGGCCGAATTGATTAAATTTATACAGTGTGTCGATTAAATCCCTAAATTCTGCGATAAACTCTTCAATTTCCCTAACCGACAATTTAAACATCAATTTAAGTGCCGTACACGCTAAAGTCATGTAGCTGTATGCCGTGTCATTTAAAAGCTGTCTCGTGTCATTTATCGTAAGTGGATTATTTCTCTGATAAATCCTAATCAACTGCTGCAGTGGGATTAAATTAATCTCTTTCTGCACATCAATGCCGTATCTCATTTTCAAAAGTTCAGCAAGCGTTTTAGTTTTCATTTCTTTTTCAGTCTGTGCCCTGTCAAGGTACTCATTTATGGTTCTTTCAAGCCGTACAATACGCTTATTACCAAATCCATGATGTAAATACAGTACATAGTAACCCAAGTCCATGAAGTCTGTGAAAGACCGGCTTACAAGCTTCCTGCGGTTATTGCTGTTTTTTAACGTAATCTTTTCTGATTTTGTCCACGTAAGATCTGGCTCTTTGTGCTTTTTCTTTGGTTTCAGTTTGTTGCTCATATTTTTTCATTCTTTCTTCAAGTTCTCGTCTCGCCCTAATGAAACAGGCTTCTGTAGTTTCTTCTGCGACTTTTACAAGTTCTTTACCGCGCCACCGGATAGTTATTTTCGTTTCCTTGCCATTGGTTTTATAAAACATTCGCAAGTCATATCTTCTTTGCAGTGGCCGGTAAAAATCGTAAAAATCTTTCAAGGCGTCCATTGTGGACTCCTTTCTTTTATCTTCTGCCGTGCTATGTTTGCCTTTTCGCAAGTTGCGTTCTTAACGTTCTGCTGATAGTGCTTTTCGCAGACCTTATATCCGGGTTTTACCGGATTATCACAGAAAAAACATAGTCCTTGTTCGTATCTGCCGGTTCTTTCAGGCATTTTGACTCGTGCTCTTCTCATTGTTTCCCGACAAAATGTGCAAGTGGTATGTCCCGGGTCTGCTTTTCTTTTACGACAGCGTGTGCATATGCCATTTTCCTTGTCTTTTTCGTATCGTGCTTTTCGCCATGCTTTTTGTTGTTCATTGTATTTTTCAACATCAGCAGCACGTTTCTTTGACATGGCTTCGGCTGATTTTGCCCTACACTCAACACAACTTTTTTCGTCACCATATAGCAAGTTCTTGCCACATCTAGGGCAAACACCAACTGCCTGTAATTTTTTATAAAGCTCTCGGCCATACGCTGTGCGTTTGCTGTTACATGCCGTACAAACCACACCTTCTCTATCAAGCGGTTTTCCACAAAGCACGCAAAGGTTACTAGCTTTTCGTTCTTCATATCTCTGCCTTGAATACTTGTCTTTTATCATTTTTCGCTAGGAGTAAAACATGTTTTAATTGGTCGACCAAAACCTCTTTACCTCCTATCTTTTCATCTGCTCGATACATTCCTTAATTTCTTTTGGCATTGGAATACCTTTAATCGGCTTATTTTGGCTTTTATTATCTTCGAGTGATAATTTTATCGTCCGTTGATTTTTAGTGCCGATTTGAGCTGAATACGAGCTTCTATTGACATTTTCAATCAATGCCTGTATATCCTTTGGCATTTTTTGATATTCCTTCGCTCGATTAACAACTGTCCTGTAGGTTCTCATAAAGTTTGACTGCACTACATTTTCAATGCTCTTGCTGTCCGTCAGTGCCCAGTTCCTAAGATTATCAGGACTTCCGACAGCCTTTTGTACGAGTGGTGGTAGCTTGTTAAATTCTTCAACTGCACCATAGTAGCCATTTCGTAGTGCCTTGCTAACAAGCATCCATGCTTCCATTTCGTTAAGCTCCTGTGGGGATTGAACCTCATACAGTTTGTTAATTAGCTGTCCGATGCTTGGCGCAAATCCGCTTGTATCAGAATGCACGTAAGTTTTCAGCGCCATAGATATTTGGCTGTAGTCATATTCTTCCAACATCATATTCCACACATCTACTGTCTCTGATAAATTGCTCGGCTTGTAATTGGGGTAGCAATCACACATTATGCGAATGATTTTAACTGTCTCGTCTCTTGTCATTTCTCTACCTCACACATTATCCCAATCAATGATGCCTTTGTTAGCTGAATGTGGCTCATTGTCCTTTAGTGCAAACAGTCCTTGCCAACAATGGTCTACTGACTGATTGAGGATTTTAATTGCCAAATCGTTATCACCCTTTGAAAGTCTCTCGATAGTGTTCATAGCTCGGTGTAATGCCATTTCGGTGCATATCGGCTTTTTGATTTTTTTTCTCATTGTCAAATATTCCTGAAAAGCACTCTCTAGCATTTCATCATCAGGGTAGTAGACAGTTTTCTTTTTAGATATTGATTTATCAATATCTTTTTCTTTACTATCCTTAACTATACTATTCTTATCTATACTTACCTTACCTATACTATCCTGTGGCAGACAAGTGGCAACCACTTGGCAACCATCTGGCAACCCATTGGCAACCACACGGCAACCATCATCAGAAAATGTGTATGCGCCATTGGATTTTATCTTTAATTTTGCCAATTCTTCCTTAAAATTCGTTGGTGTATACCGGTCTTTTCTCAAAGCGTTTGCCATGCGCCAATGCTTAATTACAATCACACCATTATCAAACTGATAAATGTATCTTTTTTCCAACAATTGCTGTAAATCAGCCACACTTGCGTGAGCTTTGAACATGGAAACTGATACCTGATTGCAAAATCCGTCATCGTCAGCAGACATAGATAAATGCAAATATAAGGCTTGCGCACTTGATGATAAAGCCATGAAATTATCATCATCAGTGACTTTTTTTGTGAACATTCTACGTTCTGCCATTTTTAATCTCCTATTTTCTTCAAGTTTCGGTTGATGTATTTTAATCTTTTCCCTCGCGGTTTATATTGTTATGCCCTTTTCTTAACGTGTTCTGTACCTTATTCATACCCTTGAAACCGCCGACAATAAAAGCTATTTCTGCTCTATTTTCCGTCGCTTTTGTTTCTGCTTCCATATCGTGTAGTCCGTACTCTACCTGAATAATTTCATTTGCAGTAATTCTTTTCAGAATTTCATCACATTTCTTCTTGCTTAAAAACTTCACTCTGTTTTACTCCTTTCAACAAATTTCAGTTTGCCTGTTCAATTTCTACATCAACATCAATATGCAATCTTTTTTTCTTTCCTGTATTAACATCAATACAGGAAACATACCCATTTGTACTCTCCAACAAATGTCCTACTTTGTAAATATCACCCTCAAATCTGAACACATCTCCTTTTCTTAAAAATCCTATCTGCGTAATCATATATCTACCTCCATAAATCCTAATTTATCTTTACATCAAATTCTCTTTTGATTTCAGGATATCTACCAAATTAATGTATAGACAATTCCTTTGCCTGTTGTTGTTATATCAAGTGTTATCTCGGTAGTGCCTTTTTCTTTTAAGTTTTGGATAAAATTATTTACTTTGCCTGTTCTTTTCTCTTACCAGACTGGCATCCTTTCTAAATTTCAGTTTACAACATTAAACACTTTTCTTCTGTAAGTTTGCCACAACTCTGCAACCATAAAGTTCTAACAAATCATGTAAATCAAACTCTTCTAATTCATTCTCATCAGCGATTTTATCGCTATGCACAAGAATCTCATCATCCATCTCGGCTGCACGAATTGTCTGCCTAAGAATACTTAACATAGTATCTACTGCATACTCAAAACCTTTAAGATTATCTTCGTTCATACCACCTGTAAGAGTGTCTTTCATTTTATTCATCTGTTCCTCTAAAAACTTCGGAATATTACAAGCTGTAAACATCATTTCTTCATTCATAATTTCTTTTTACTCCTTCAGCATTATCCTTTATGCTATCAAATGTGTCTTCCCATACACCGCAAAATTCTTCGCAGAATCCTTTTAAACCATAGAAAATACTTACCGGCACTGACATAACAATCAAAAATATGTTTCTTAAAATATCATGCTTTAACATAAATATAATTATTTTCTTTTTCATGTCACCTCTCCTAAACGCTGCTTAATTCGTCTAATAACTCATTCATCATCTTTGCAGATATATCAACATGCATATTTGCAATGATTTTTGTTTTCAAATCTTCTATCGCTGCTTCATATCCACGCTTATATCCAATGTTATAACAATTCTCAGCAGTTGATTTTATTTCTTCTAAGTGTTGTGATTTATCCATAATTGCCGCCTTTCTTTTCATTTACTCAACGTCCTTATATGAATCTGCATTAATAAGCTCCATAAATTTATCTAGTTGCTTCTGTGACACCTTATTGCCCTGTTTATCCTCTCTAATCGTCACAACAAGGTGTTTTTCGATGATATGCGATAATTCCCTCGCTAACACCTTTTTGCCTTGCTGTATGCCGTCTCTGTAGCCTTTAGAGGGCTTAAATTCATTTATCTTTTCCTTGCCCTCTCCTTGACCGCCAGCCGTCTTGTTGTATCTGCACTGATAACCTCTTTTTGTGTATTCCAAAATCCAATGTTGCTCCATTTCGTCAAGCTTGTCTTTCGGATAGTACATAACATTCAACTTCCAACCATAAGGATTTTTTTCGCTATAAAATCCTCTTTTCTTGATCGATAAATCTATGTGCTGATAGCCTGTCAAGTGTGATATACTACGTTCTAAGCAATCTACGCTTTGACCGATATAAAAATACGATATTCCGTTTTCATCAGTCCTAGTGTAGAAATAAATGCCACTCTTACGTTTCATATCAGGGCAAACTTCTAATATCCGCTTTCTGTTTTTGCTTTTGATTGCATATATTTGTCGCATATTACTCAATCGGTTCACACTCCTATTCCTTTACAAAATAAAATGTAATGCACAAAATAAAACATCTAAAAATCCAAATAAGATTGACAATACAAGCCATACAATGTCTTTCTTGATATTAAACTTGTCGCATTTTAACGCAAAAATCCAACTTAAAACCATAAATACAAACGCTAGTAATAAAAACACGGTATCATTCCTTTCTTTATATGAAATCGGTTATGCTCATCTGGTTATCTTTCTCAAACACAAGCATTTCTTTCTTTGCAATTTCAAAATAATGTGGGTCTAATTCAATTCCGATAAATTTTCTATCTGCTTTTATACAAGCAATTCCTGTGCTTCCTATCCCCATAAAAGGGTCTAAAACAACTTGCCCTTTATCCGAAGAATTTTCAATCAATATTTTCATTAGTTCAGCAGGTTTTTCTGTGTCATGTAGATTATTCCCACTTGCATCCTTTTTCTTTTTATTTGGGATAGACAATATATCACTTGTTCCGCAGTTGTTTATTTTTACTCCTTTTCCTTTTCGGAAAAACAAAATGTATTCAAATTGTGACATATAATACTGACCCATTATTTTGTTTCCCTTATCCCATATCAACGATTTAATAAAATGGAATCCATAAGTTTTAAGCCCTTGCTCTTTTTCCTTATCGGTTCTTAAATCAGTAAAAGCGTTTAGCATGTGTATAAGATTGACATGATTAGTCATAACATAACAATGGCTACCATCTTTAAGTATTCTGTAAAACTCTGATGCGTATTCCGAGCAGTCAATGTTATTGTGCGTAAATACTATTCCTTTTTTATTTATTTCCTTTTGCAACATTCCACCACTGTTTCCAGCACTTCCTCTCGATGTTGTTGGATATGGTGGGTCTGTCGCTATTAAGTCAATGCTTTCGTTTGGAATCTTCTTAATAATGTTTAAGCAATCATCATTGAAAATATTTACATTCCTCTGTTCCATTTTTCAATCGGAGTAAAACCAGTTTTAATGTGCGCACAAACCTCTTACTCCTTTCATAATATTTAATTGTTTTGTTATCTTTAGTGAATTAGATGAATGGTAATTCCTCGTCAATACCATCAGGAATTGACATAAAGCTATCATCGGGCTTTGGCTGTGGTTCTGCACTGCTGCCACTTGAATTTTTACTGTCGCAAAACTCAAGCTTAGATATGTTGCAATCGTTAGTGTAGACTGTGTTTCCGTCTTTATTCTTGTAACTGCCTGTAGTCCACTCGCCGATAACTGCTATCTTTGAGCCTTTAAATACGTGCTTTTCTACTGTTTCAGCAATCTTGCCAAAAGCCACGCAGTTAATGAAATTTGCCTTATCGTCTTTCTTTTTAAAATTTTTATCAACGGCAAGTGTAAACCTTGCTATTGCCATTGCATTTTCACCCTGTGTATATCTAATATCCGGGTCGCGTGTCAATCGTCCTAAAAGTGTTACAATGTTCATTATTTTTCTCCTGTCTGTTCAATTTTTAAAAAGTGCACTCGCTAATATCCTTTTGCCTCTTTCATAACTCTTTCAAACTCTTTATCAGAAATACCATATATCTCTATATACTCGTAATGCGGAGCCCATAATACAATGATTTTATCTTCACTATAAATAGGCACTCTGAAATCACCCATTATAGATGGTGTATCAAACATCTGTATTCCATCTTCAAATCTTTCTTTCAAAAATTTAATCAGCTTTTCAATTCTCAAAATGGGTATTCACCTCCTTTCTAAAAAGGGCACTCATTAGGATTTAATCCCAGCCCTCATAAAGACTTTCAGATACTTCAATCTCTCTGCTATTCAACTCATTTAAAGCTCTAATCAACTTTAATTTTGTTTCTCTACAAGGAAAATATCCGTACTTTACATATCTCAACATTCTTTCAAATGTACTCATAGGAAATGGGATTTTATCATCAATGACAAGCCTTTTAAGATGTAAATGCTCAAAAAACTTATCATCATATATAACCCTGTATTCAATATGAGTTTCAGCTTTATCACCATTATCAAAAGGTATCTCTTCTACTTCTGCCCCTGTTTCATCTTCAACCTCTGCTTTGTAGTAGGCAAATTTAGTGATAGAAAAATCAAATTGGCTTATAGTCTGTTCTGCTGTTCCATAGATTTTACTGATTAACTCAAGCCTTATTCCTGTTTCTTTGTGAACATAAGCCTTTACATTATCGTTTTCATACAAAAACCTATATTTAGCTTCATCTTCCGATACAGTGTCTTCCATTGTCCCGTCAGTGTATCCGGCTGTCATGCTGTCAAAGTAATCAACTGCTTCGGTTCTATCACCCTCGTCTTGAAAGAATATATCAAGGTCTTTTACTTTCTCTTGATTAAAAATATTCTTGAAGCAACCGCCACATATAAATCCTTTATGCCCCTCCATGAATTTATCAAGCCAATTTAACATCCAGTAGTTATCTCTGTTTTCTCTAATCAAAATGGACATTCATCTCCTTTCCTTAAAACCCATTCCTTATTATGCTCTGCGACATCCACATTCGCCCCATAAGCAACTTTTTTCATCTTCTCGATGAAACTATCTCTATCAGAATTTTCACTTGATAGATGGCACATTATGACATTCTGCAAGCTATCTGAATAATTTGCCTTAACAAAATCACAAGCCGTGTCAATACTTAAGTGACCTCTGAATACATGATTAGCTTTGCCTGTATCCTTGTCGATTAAATCCTTGTCATAATTCACACCTAAGAGAATGTGGTTTATGTCTTTAAATCTCCATTTGATTAAATTTGTATCGGTAACGTAAAGCATTCTTCCCATTTCCGGGTGAGTAATCAGAAAGCCGAATATCGGACAAGGTGTTCCGTCTGCATTGGTATGTGTCCAACTTCCGTCTATTGTCGTTAAATCAAAAGATTTTACTGTAAATTCGCCCATATTCATTGATTTACAGCTATTGCCTAAATATGGGGCAAATATTGGTATTCCCATTGACTTAAAATCGTTTACTGACTTGCTATGGTCTAGAGGTGGGCATGACTTATTATCATGCCCCTTATCCCCCTTATGTACCAATTCAAGCCTTTTTTAATCTCCTTAATTGGTATTCCACAATCAAGGATAAGTGTTTCTCCACTTTCGGAAGTTAGCAGATAGCAATTTCCGGCTGACGATGAGCCTAAACATTTAAGTTTCATTTGCTTATCCTCATAAGCGCTGGATTAACAACACCTTTTCCGTCATAGTCATACTCTTTATTGTGCCATTTTCTCAAATACTCTCCGTATTCCCAGCACTGCGAAAGAATACTAACTGCACAGCCGTACATAAATCCTGTTATGCCCTCTGTGTCTGCTTCACGGCTCAATCTGTCGGCATTATCAGCAAAACACTTCATAACATCATTGCTCTTGTCAATTTCTGTTTCTAACAGTTCAGCCCACCTTTCAGCATAAGTGAAGCAAGCTCTGCTGTATCCGTCACTATTCTTGTCGTACCAATCCTTGTATTCTTTTTCTTTGCCTTTAATAATTTTCATACTCACACCTCGATTTCATCATCCTGTGGGAACTGAAAGACAATATTTCTATGGTAAATTCCATGCGTAAATTCTATGGCTTCATTTATCCATGCTTCTCTTAACATTTCCATAGCCTTATACGCTTTCTCTTTGGAAGAGTACTTGCCTAATACGTATTTCTCTCCATTGTATAGTGCTGTAACGCTCTCCATTGCGTGGCACACAACTAACTGCTCATAAGGCAAATCAACATTGCCATGCTGTGAAATTACTCTCATATCAGCTCTCCTCACTCTGCATGAACGGTGGTAGCTCCTCTGACTGCTTCTCGGCTGTGTCGGTCGGCTCTACATCAATTATGTTGTCCTCGTCAAAATCTACTGCGTTTGCGTTTTCTTTAATTTCATCAGCAACAACCTTTTCTGTGTCAAGTTTTACATCTGATACATTTTGAAATTCCTCTTGTGCATATAAACCTTGAAATCTATCTGGAAACGCTTCTCTTAAGGCCTGTACAACAGCTACTTTTCTAATCATTGTGGCTGGCTTTTTCGCCCATTGGCTATTAAGCGAACCATCTTTTTTTCTTCCTGCGTACTCATCAAAGCCTACTGACTGATACTCGTCCTCTTTTCCGTCAATAAAGATTTTCGCCCAGCCACCTACGATAGTTTCGTTAGGTAAAACCATTGTTCCCTCTCGCTCTTCAACGGCTCCGTCCTTTTTAATTACAATAATTCCTGCTTTCTTTCCCTTATATCGTGGGTCTGCATTGGCTCTCTTTGTAAAAACGTCTTTTCCAGTAACTATTGTGGCTGGGTCGTTGCTTCCATACTTAATAAGGTATGCTTCTCTCAAAAACGGATTTAAGTGCTGGTATCTGCATAATGACATAAACATCATTACTTCTCCGTCAGATACATTGCCGCCGCCACTTACAAGGTATCTTTTTATCATTGTTGGAGAAATTTTTACCATTTCCCCATTTGATTCATACTCAACTAACTGCGTATTCTCTGCCATAATTAATCCTCCTAAATCTCATTGAAAACCTGAACCGCAAACAGTTCATTAGGTTTCTGCTTGAATAAAACTCCGTCAGATATGACTGTATACATATATCCGTCATACTTAAGCTCTACAGTATGTTTTTTTACCGCCCATGTAATAATTTCTTTTCTTAATACTCATGTTGTGAACCTCCTATAATCCAAGCAACTTTTTAATCACTTCTCTCATTCTCTCGGCTTCGTCACTCAACTGCTTCTCGCTTTTATCAGCAAGTCTAATCACAGTTTTGTACTCTTCCTCTGAAACAGTCTCTTTAAGCGCACGTAAAACAGTGGCCGCCTCTGCCATAACATGGCTTTTTATACCTGTAAATGTAACTTCTCCGTCTTTTGCTTTAATCATCTCTATACCTCACTTTCATTTATTATTTTTAATTCAGCCTTGAGTTTTTCAACTTCTTCCAACTTGTCTGCAATTCTTCTTTCTGTCCTGTTTCGGAACACCTCTTTTGCATATTCAAAGTTAGGTTCTGTAAGAAACAGACAATTATTAGTTATTCGCCCAACATCATCTTTCCTTGCCGTACCATAGTAGTTTGGAAAAGCTCCATTAACAGCCCTGTATGTCTTGGGTTTCTCTTTCGCTTCGCATTCCTTAACGTATAAACCTTTAGGGTTCCTACCATAAGTATCCAAAAAGTAAAAGTATAATTTCATATCACACCGCCTCAATCACAAGTTCTTTGTCCTGTGTATGCTTTAACAAGATTAACTGATTCTCAATCTGTGGTATTCTCCAATCGTCAACGCTCTCTGTATCATCAATGATAATTGGGAAATTAACGTTTGCCACTTTCTGAAAAGCTCGGCACACGTCAACCTCAACTAACATTCTTGCACCATGGTTGAGATTTCTTGCATATGCTTCGCCATTGTATACAAAGTCGCAGCACTCCTCGGTATCGCCATTTAAAAGCGGTCTAAAAAGCTTTGCCGTGGCAAAATTCAGATACTTATTAACGTCAGCCTGTAAGAGTTCGTTTTTCTTACGTGTGAACTCTTTCAGCAAGTCAAGCTTTCTCTCCCAATCGGCAATTTCTTGATTGAGGTCTTTTCTCTTATCCTCAAGGTCGGCTATACTATCATCTATACGCTTGTTGTTTGCCACACCAAGCTCGATTTTTGTGTCAACCGATGAAACTTGCCTTAACAGTTCGTTTCGCTCGTTTTTGAGCTTTCTGATAAGCTCTGATGTATCATTTTCATCTGCAAGAGCTTTCTCTTTTTCCTCGATTGTAGCCTTAAGTGCCTGATACTCACTGTTGCCTGTCATGTCAACATCAGTAGGTACCATTCCAAGCTCTTTAGCGATGCTATCACGTTCAAACTTGTCAGCAACTGTATCACGCTTTTCTGTCAGCTCCTTAAGTTCTGCTTCGAGGTCAGCTATTTCTTTCTTCTTATCCTCAATAGCCTGTTTGAATTCCTTACTGTCACTTGATAATGAATTGCCCTTATCCTCAAGCTCTTTAAGCTTCTTCAATTTTTTATCACTAAAATCAGTTCTCAAACTCTCTATTGTATCTTCCGGCAATCTCTGACCGCACATCGGACAATTAACACTGCTTTCATCAAAGGAAAGTGCCTTTGCTTTTTTCCAGTCAGCACGTACCTTTGCTAAGTTCTCTGTGTAAATTCTAACCGTACCTTCAAAGTTTTTAATGTTAACCTTTTTAGCTCTTATCATTGACTCTGTTTTGCGGATTGAAGCATCGAAGCCGTCAATCTGCAACTGTAGCTCCATGCGCTTTTTCTGATTGTCCGCATTGGCTTTTCTTTCCATATCAGAAAGCTCAAATTTAAGGTTCATAATGTCCTCTGTAGCTTTCTGCTTGTCCTCTAAAATCTTGTTGTAATCGGACAGCTTATCTTCAATTTCCTTAAGCTGTGGCTCATATGTTTTCTTTTGCAATTCAAGCTCTGCAAGGTCTGTATACTCATTGGTAGAATGAATTGTATCAATCCTTGTTGAGATTTCGTCTCTCTCCTTGACAAGGCCTTTTGAGCCATTCCTGCCGCCTGTGCCGTTTAGCTTGCCACGACATACTTTTTTGAGCTGGTCTACATCGCCATCGTCAAACATCGGCTTAAGTTCGGCAAACTGTGGAAACATATCGCAGATTTCTTCATCAGTATGTGTGCCAAAATAGCTTGCAAGTGCTAATCTCTGCTCTGCCTGTGACTTGTTGAGCAATGTCATGGCATTTAAGCAAAATGGTAATACTCCAAGTTCTGCCATGTTGTCATTGATGTACTGATTGTAGTCAGCCATTTTATACGGCACATCATTAATTGAGTAATCAGTAACACTGCCTGTAATTTCGCCTTTTTTATTGCGCTTCTGCCTTGTAACCTTTTTCAGGGTCTTTACTTTTCCGTCAATCTCAAAGGTAACAGCTCTTACAATGTCAACATCATCAATCTCAACTCCGTTTTCATCATGCGGTCTTATGCCTGTAATCTCTCTGTCGTTCTCATCGTGGCAATTCAGCACATCAAGAATAATTCTCTTAACTGTTGATTTACCGACTTCATTCTGACCGGACAACACAGTTTTCATTGAAAAATCTGTGTCTAATGTGTTTTTGCCGTAGAATTTACAAAAATTCTGTGCAAAAATATGTACAATTCTCATTGTGTTTCCTCTCTTTCTATTATTTGTTTATGGTTTTTAGAATCAAATTTCCATGTAGGCTTGATTTTTTAACTACTCTTAAGTATGAGTCCGACTCCGATACAAAAAGCCACTCACTCGCCGCGTAATGAGCCTTGTTGAGCAATAGCTTCTGCTCTCTTGTTAATGGCTTCAATCTGTATCTTGTATCACCTAACCTAATTCGTCTTACATTGTCGCTCATTCAGTTTCTCCATTTCTTTATCTAGTAACGCTTGAAAGTCAAATGATTTGTCCTCGTGCCGTTTAGCTCGATATAATTCTTGTAGGTAATCGTTAGCACTCTGACGTTTCAATTGGCTACCAATCGCAGTAGATGTCAAGATTTCCATTTCCGCTCCCTTCGTCATATACAATCCCTTGTATGCCAACAGGAGTATCAACTATTGTTCCATGTGGTAAATCATCACTTGCAATCACAACGTATTCGTTTTCATCAACTACAAGCCCATGCTCATTTAGATGTCTGCCCGGAATATTCAAACCGCCTCCAGGTAACACTCTCTGTGAGTACCACGTATAAGTGTAATCGCCATATCTGACTCGCCCCAGCTTCCTAAATCGGCTACAACTGTATTTCTTACGGCAAGTTGGAATTGTTGGCTCTCCATAGGTCTGCTCAACTACAACCGGCTCGTTCTGAACTACTGTTGGCCCAATCTTTCCTAACATTACATCATTTAAATAGGAAGAAACACCAGCCGTCAGCTCAACTTTGCTATCTGCTTTCGTTGCTATTGGCTTTAAGGTCATAATTCCAATCGTTGAAATTGATAACATCAATATCAGGTTTCTTTTTCTCATGCGGTTCGCCCTCCTCTATGAGACATATTGCAATCAGTATCAGCCAAAATACTGTTACGATTGCTCCAACGATAATACTCGCTGTCTTAATTCCGTATGCCACCGATAATCCAAGGAAAAATGCAAATGCTAATCCTCCGAAAATCGAATAGCCACAGCCGGTGTAAAACTTCTCTTTTAAAGTTCTTTTTCTCATACAATCACCTCGCTATGCAAAACTCTGTTGAGCGTTTGCGTCCTGAATAAGCTCATCAAGATACTTAGGCGCGACATAGCAATCAATAAACTCATGCACATCGTCTATATACTTCCTCTTGATACTCTTATAAGTAGATACGCAACCATACTCACGCTTTAACTGCGTCCATATGTCAGAAAATGTCTTATGCCTGATACTGTTATCCCTGTATGCTTCGCTCTGCTTGCCACCAAGGATATTTACAACTCTGCGCTTAACATGCTGTTGTATCTCATCAATATCGCAACTGTAAAGTGGTACATTTTCCTTAAGTTCGCTCACATCATCTTTGATGTCGTTTACTTTCTGCTCTAATTCTGTATAGCCCTGTGCCAAAAGCTGTATCTGACCGCCTGTTGTCTTTGGTACACCATACCCGCCTGTCTTTCTGATAGACGGAAGTACCTCTGATGTTACCCACTTACGAAACTTCCTCGCATTTTCTTTTCTGCTGTCAAGAATTACATCATACAAACCATCTTCATTGACAAATATGGTATTCTGTATTCTTCCAAGTGAATCTGGGATGGGGTAATTTGAAATTACCTCGTCAGTAAGCCTCTGCTTTACCCCCTTTGCTGTAAGCTCTAATATTCTGCATAAATCTCCAAGGCAGAATAAAACTTCATCATCTTTAGTGATAGTTCTGATTTCTCCGAACTCTTCATTATTGAAAATTTGTAAATCGTTCATGTTTTCTCCTTTCTGTGGTATAATCTCCTCATTAGATAATAAGGAGGTGAAAAATCAATGGATAACTCAAAACTTGCCGAGCTTTATGCTTTTGCCAAAATATGTAGCTATCAAGGAGATGCGCCTAAATTCAAGGAAGAGTACCGCAAATACTACGATGAATTTACGAGCATTATCAAATCAGAGTCAGCTAAGGCCACGGCAACTACTAATCCTTTTCGCACTAGCTATTAATTCTTAATCGCTAGTAAAGCATTGGTGAGAGAGTCGAGGATTTTACATTCGCTTTGTATTCTCTCGATTTTTTCACCATTTGCCACATCATCAACGATACCTAAAGCTAACTGCTCTATATAATCTTGTAATGTTTTGAACTCGTCATCATTATTAATAGTGTATGGCTTTCTCATTTCTACTCCTTCCTCTCTACTCAATAAAATAAGAAACTTCTACGCCAAAATAATTAGCAATCTTAATTAGCTTGTCTGTTTTTGGCATTGATTTTCCCGACTTCCAATCTGAAAAAGTACTTCGTGCCATTCCGAGTTCCTCCGACAGTTTGTAAAACGAAACGTTTCTAGCTTTTATGAGCGTATCGAGTTTTTTAAAACTTGCCTGTCGTTTTTTCTTGTTCAATTTCCCATCTCCTTTCTTGACAATAGTTAGGAAATCCGTTACTATAAAAAGTGCCATATTAGGCAAAATATGCTAGGAGGACAAAGCCTTGAAAGCAATTTTGATTTTGCCTGTTCCATATTTGCGAGGTCGCATTTAAAATGTAGCAATCGGTGTAGCGCATTTTGGGCAGTAAAGCTCGATAAAAAATCATGGTTGGCATGTCCGGTAATATGCCGTGCTACGCTAGATACTCCTCTCAATCCGTCAGCTAATGGCAACTAAAATGCTGAGCTTAAACTGCATAAGTGACGGAACATTTAAAGAAGCATTGGTACTACACAGTGCGTCGAAAGACTGCAAAATGTATGTGGTGTAAAAAATAAGGCAACGGCTGTTGGTGGTAGTACACTAACAGCTTTTGTTTTTAGTTCAAAAATCCTAACTAAGTCTTGATAAAAATTAGAAAATCGTGTATACTATGAATTGTCCAGAAACATAATATTATTTTCTCAATTTTATTTTTTATTGAGTTGAGATTTCCTAACTTCTTTTTTCATTCTACATTAGGAAGTCTTATTTGTCAACCCCAAATGTTGAGAAATCGCAACTTTTTTTAAAGGAGATTTTCTATGTACGAAAGATATTGTAAATTAAGAGACTCAAAAGGGTTAAATGATTCAGAAGTGGCTAAATATGGCGGTTTCCCTAAAAGTACTTTTTCGGATTGGAAAAAGGGAAAAAGCTGTCCAAAATTGTTTAAGTTGGTAAAAATTGCAGAATGTCTTGATTGCTCACTTGATTATTTAGTTACCGGAAAAGAGCACCATTCAGTTGTTGAAGAGGCAACAAAAGACTTGGCTCTGTCGAATATGGATAGTAGAATTAAAGACTATGCGTTGAAATTATCTAAATTGTCGGATAAAGAGCAAGAAAATATTATGAATTTAATAGATATGATGTATGAAAATACTCAAAATAAATCAAATTAATAGGAAAGGTGGTATTTTATTATGAGTAAAACTGTTAAATGTCCTAAATGGGGTTGCGATGGTGTTGGCATACCTGTTGATACCAAGAAAAAATTCTCATTCGGCAAAGCGCTTGTTGGCAACACAGTAGGCGGTCTCTTCGGACCTGTCGGTGCCGTTGTCGGTACTGCTACCGGAATTAAGGGAAAGAATGGCAAAACAAAGTTTGTGTGTTCAAAGTGCGGTAACGTTTGGGAAAAGAAAATATAACTACCAAGGCAGAGCTTTTACTCTGCCTCTATTTTCCCTTTAATAAATATGTACAAGTACAATAACAGGTCTTTATCTTCCAAGCCCTCAATCATTTTAATTATTTCTTCTTTATATTCCATACAATGCCACCTCCGATACATCAATTATAGAACATTTGTTCTTAAACGTCAATAAGGACGGCAGAAAAATCCACCGCCCTACCGAAACTTGAAGAGTTCTCTTATTGAGAACATCGTTACTGTATCACTTTAAAGTGTTTTATTTTGTCGAATATTGACAACATGGACTGTTTTGTAACCCTATTCCTGTAAAATAATTGAGAGGGCTTATGCTCTCTCTTTTTATGTGCAAAATCCTATTTGTGATAGTCTGCTAAACCAGAGTTTAGATAATACAAAGAAGAGCTTGAATTCCAAGTCTGAAGCTAATCATACCCATAACAATAGGCACTATGTGGCGCATTTGAAGGCGGCTCTCAACGCTTTATGTTCCAATACATTTATTTATATGATGTACACTACATAATAAATAACCCCGACATTTTGTGTACTGCTATTATTATTCCAAAGAAGTACAGTAAAATCTTTATTGACATTTCTTCCAATTGATATGCCCTTGCCGCCAGCATAAATTATAGGAAGCTGCGTAATAATCTCTGCATCGCTTGGCAAAGAAAATGAAAAAGAGTATTCTCTATCGGAATTTCCAGTAACTGTTATTAATTCAGTCATAGGCGAGACAAAAATATGATTTTTTACTAATGCATTAAGCTTAGTATTAATCTCGCTCTCAGTATAGTATCTATCATCATGGGTGTGAGGTTTCGGAGTTCTGGCATCCGACAGTCGGCTATCAGTGGTATTTACCTTAAAACTTAAACTCTGGTTTAATTCATCGTATTTGTCATTCAAAATCTTGCCTTGACTCGCGTCTAATGCGTTTCCAGTGGTAGAAGTCGTGAGGTTATTCGCCAAATCTTTAAAGGCAAAGCTTTTCAAATCAGCGAACCACTTCTTAATTTTTCCGAAGCCGACCGACACTTTTTCACCAGAAACAAGGTTTGCTCTAGTTGTTGTAGCGGCAAAAGTAACTGTTGTATCGCTTATATTTCCACCTTCTGCAACCGCTCCGATATTGGCAGGAGTTATGTTTACATTTCCTCTGCGATAATATGCTTCTTTTGCACCTTTTACTCCTGTAACTGGTGTGCCAGCTAACACATCCCAATATCTGTCGATTGTCAGATATACATTACTGCCGGAGGGGATTATATTACCAGCCCCCTCTTTAAAATCAGTGGTCGTAGTAAATTGGTCAGTTATATTGTACATATCACCAGAATTAGCATCCGCTGTGCTCGGTAAGTCGGCAAAGTTGATTGTTCCAAGAGGCCTTAATGCTCCGCTGAAGCTCTCAGATATTTTTTTAACTTGTTCTGCGTACTTTTGCGCTTCCGACTCGCTCTTTGCAGAGTTAGTCTCACTTGTCTTAGCATTGGTTTCAGAAGCCTTGGCTTTTGTTTCACTTGTCTTAGCGTTACTTGCAAAAGTTGACGCGCTAGTAGCAGAAGCCTTGGCATTAGTTTCACTGTTTTTTGCGTTAGCTGCGCTTGTAGATGCATTAGTCTCTGATTTCTTAGCATTAGTTTCACTGGTCTTAGAATTTGTTTCACTCGCTTTAGCGTTACTTGCAGAGGTAGACGCACTGGTCTCACTTGCTTTAGCTTTTGTTTCACTCGCTTTAGCATTGGTTTCACTATTCCTTGCTTTTGTGGCCGAGTTTGACGCGTTGGTTTCACTGGTCTTTGCGTTGGTCTCGCTAGTTTTAGCATTACTTGCAGAGGTGGATGATTCTTGAGCTTTGCTTGTGGCAAGTTCTGCTGATTTTTGAGCTTGTGATACAGATTGAGCCATGCCGTCAAGATAGCTCTGAATAAGTCTTTGAATTTCAGTGTCAAAATCCTCAACAGTTCCCATCCGCTTAACTATTCCGGGTGCGAAACACATCCATATCTGCTGTTTTTTCGTGTCGGAGTCGGTCGATACCGCCCATTCTCCGGCTTTCATTTTTAAGGGGTCAAACTCCGCGTATGCCCCTCGTCTCATTTGAATTGCCATAAATTACGCCTCGCTTTCATCAATTATCTCCATTTGCCTAAAACGTGAAGTTGTAAATACAATTGTTTGTTTGTTTCTGCAGCAGCCGAGTTTATACAAAACCCCAACTCATTACTGCTCCATCTTGTAAAAAAAATAGAATACAACCCGCCGGCGCTACAAAACACAGTACCTGTAGTATGTAAGATACTTTTTATTCCGTCTGGCATATATACGCTTCCATAAGTATAATACAGACTACCATATTTAGAGCCAAACGAGACAGTCGCGGGAAAACTTCCCCACATTTCTATATATCCATCTGTCCACTGTCTCCAATACCAGCCGTTTTCATTGGTAAATGTTTTTGAGCCAAAAACAGTTTCAACCCCATTAAGAGTCAAATTGTTTGCGGTAATGTCAACGTTAGTTCCACTTACATTAACCGTTTCACCGTTTATGTTTGCAAAGCCACCGCCACAGCCCATACCGCTAGTATGTCCTCCAACGTTTGAAAAAAGGTTTGCTCCCTCTGGATTTACTGTAAGATTATTATCAACATCATTTCCACTGTAATTTCCGCTTATTTTTGTCCCTGTTTCCGCGTCTTGCGCCCAAAAACTTTGATTGAGTCCTGTGGACGGGTTGACAACATCAACATTGAAAGCTTTTGTAAATTCGCCGTATGCTCCTACAATTTTTGGGGAAATAACATACTCTTTTCCTATTTGCGTATAGCCAATATTGTCTTTTAATTCGTTTAACTTATCGTTTGTTGCAAAATCGGGTTGGTCTGAGATATTGTTCCACGAAATACTCACTCCGTCAGCGAGCGTAATGCCCTTGTTATCAAGCGTAATCAGAATTTTTCCTTTTGCGTCTTTGACATACTGCTTGCCGTTTGTGTTATTCTCACCGCCTAGAGTGAGCGTACCACCATGCGCCCAGTCAAAATTAATGCCAATAGCTGACATAACATTGAAAACAGCGTTTCCGTCTTTATCAACTCCGGCATTCCATGTTTTACCATAGTCACTTGACACAGCCATGCCATTAGCCGTCATTTTCCACTGTATATTGCTTGAATTAAGGTCGGCTTTATTATGCATAATGTAAATAATTGAGCCATCCTCTTGCACCTGTTCAGTCTTAAAGAGTCCGAGTGATTGAGACATTAGCTGTGTCAGCAATTGCATTTGCTTATCATATACACTTAGTTGTGTCTGTGCAACTTCCCTAGCTTGTACTATAGCCTTTGTCTCGTTACTGAATTTATCGGCACTATTTCTTGAAGCATTTTCAGCGTCACACGAAATTTTAGTGCCACTTCCAACTGTAAATGTTCGGTTGGAAATAAAACAGCTATAGGTATTCTGCTTGCGGTCCGTCACGAGTGCCACATCTCCGCTCTCAATCAGTGGATTTGACAAAAGCGTAGCATCAAGCGGTCTGAACCTCATCCCACCGATTTTTTTGAAGATATAGTTTGCAATTGTTTGCGCCTTGTCTGCCGAAATAAACGGATTATCAGAGATTGAGACTACATATCCCTCTTTTCCGGCAAGAGCATTAACATCTTTTGTCTTGTCCTCTTTTGAGGTTACAGTTACCTTTACCCCGGTGATAACAACATCATCAGTCGCAACGTTCAAGTCTTTTTGCGTGTAAATATTGTGGTAATTTCTCGCCTCCGTGAATGTTCCACCATCAGCACTATCTCCACTTGAATAGTCGGTGAACTTTCCACCATCAACACTATCTCCGTCAGAGTATGGTGTAGTTTTCGTGCTAAAAGTTCCACCATTGTAATTTTGGCTCCCAAACTGGCTCATATCATACCAACCGATAAGTAATTCACCATCGTGACCGCACTTGCCCCATAATCCACTTAACTGTAAGATGTAGGCTATCACCTGTCCATATGTGAGTTTTTGATTATCGCTCGGTATCTCGTTAATCACGTAATCAGAGTTATCAAATCTCGCCATAGTAAAAGGTACATCACACTTAATACAAGCGTCTCTGACTACCTCATACGCTGTCGTAGGGTAGCTTAAATTGCTGTCATACTCACGATTGAAATTATTAATATTGTCAAGGCAAGTAAGCGTTATGAGTGAGCCATCATAACTTGTTTCGCTGACTCTATACTCACCGATTTTTAGTTTTTCACTTGTGCCATCAGAAAAGCTTTTTGAAACATATGCTGTTACGCTTGCCTTATCAAAATCATACTTACTGTAATCTTCATAAATGTTATTCAGCTTAATTTTCAGTTTTCCGGCAATCAAAGCCCCGATTGTGAAAGTGCCATTGCTCGATGTTGAGTCATTGACCTCAAAGCCATTCGCCCACAACTCACTATCACTAACAGGGATTTTTTCACCATTAGTTGTAACTATGTCGGCAAAGCAATTTACGTTTATATCGTTGTCAAGCATTACTGCCCTTTGCCATTTAGCCGATACGTTTAGCATTAAATCGCCCCCTATACTTCTATGAGGTCAAAGCTCAATGTCTCATACCTCTTATTGTTAATAGTCCATATCTTGATAGGTGCGCTCCTATCACCCACATAGAATGTACGTGTTTCATCAGTGCCACTCATAGCGTCAGGATATGTCACTCTGATATATTCGGGGTTTACCATTTGAAGTATCTTTGCTGTCCTAGCCGTGTCTGTACCACTCCATGACAATTTAAGCTGTCGTTTCTGTGCTATTCTGTTTTTATGCATTTGAGCGTCCTGTGTACGTCCACTGTCGCTTGCAGACACATCAATCATGCCCCATTCAAAAGTTGACGGAGTAGGTAATTCCACTCCGTCTACTAACATCATTGCCATATTGTTACCTCGTAAAAAGACACCCACGCAAGGGTGAGTGTCTTAACCAAATTCATTTGCTACAATATATCGTTGTCCGTGCTTTGCTTTACCTACCTGTGTCATGCGATAGAGCGTTTCACTATCGCATTTAAATACATTTTCAATGATAGGTGCAGAGTTTCCACCAGCGTTATAGTTCATCATTACTTGTGCCATGCCTTCCATGACAGCCTGTTTAATTCCCTCTGTGATTTGTTGGTTGTTTGCAACTACGTTTTTGCCGTTTGAGAATTTACCGACGAGCTCATTGTGATTGATAAAAGCCATGCCGTCCTCTCCCCTTGGGAAAATTCCGCCACTAGCAAGCCTTGGAATATGTACTTTCGGGACTAACGATACTCCGTTCCAATTTGCACCAGCCACCTTAGCAGCCATAGAAACAACTTTGTTAAATCCTCTTAATAAAGAGTTAATTCCACTGACAACAAAATTAACGCCGTTTTCTATTTTAGAAATAACGTAGTTCATGGCTCCTGTAACGCCACCTCTTATTGAACTCCACACATAATTAAACGCGTTTGTAATTCCGTTTTTCATAATATTAAAGCAGTTCGTGACAGGTGAAATAACATTGCCATTAAACCAGCTCGCTACTCCTTGCCACGTAGATATAACAAAGTTCTTTGCTACGCTAAGTGCCGATGTTATGCCAGCTTTCAACATATTAAAAAAGTTTGAAATCGGTTGTATTACTGTACCGCTAAACCAACTTGCCACCCCTTGCCACGTTGAAAAGACAAAATCTTTTGCTGTCTGTATCGTTGTCTGTATAAGCGTTTTTAAAAAATTAAACAGATTTGAAATTGGAGTAATTACATTATTATTAAACCAGCTTGAAGCTACTATCCAAATTGCTTGAATTATTGTCCAAACACCTTGAAAAATCTGTTGTGCTCGTGTAGCAAAGCCTTTAAAAAAGCCAACTATTGGCTCAATTACTGTGGAACTAAACCATTTCGAAGCTCCTTGCCACACAGTTACTATGTCTTTCCATAGAGAGCCGAAAAAGCCACTTATGGTTTTCCACATATCTTTAAAAAACGAAACCACAGGCTTAATGACATTTCCATTGAACCAATCGCCAACTGTTGAAAACAGTTCACAAACTGCACTCCAATTATCTTTTACCACAACAACAATAGTTGCGACTGCTGCCACTATTGCTCCAACAATTACCGCTGGCAATGCTGCCACGCCAGCTAATATTGCTCCGATTGTAGCCAATGCGACACCTATCACCATTAAAAGTTCATTCACCCAGCTAAATCCGTCTTTTAACATTTTGACAAAATTTACAATAGATAAAATTGTTCCGGCTATTGCCGAAAAAGCAGAACCGATTGTTGCTAATAGATCTACTGCTCCTGTTCCGAATGCAGCCGTTATTGCATCGCCCAAACTTAAACCACTGAATAATCCCTCTATGAGTAATCCAAGATTTGTTGATAGTGAAGCAAAAATGGTTTTAAATGCTTGCATTATTGCCGTTCCAATGCCAGCTCCCTCTACAAGCTCGAATCCAATTTTTGAAGCTATTGCCTGTGCTATCGCTTTTGATAATGATTTTCCAATAAAAGCGAGTGCCACTGAACCCAATTTTAACGAAATTATCTTTTTTATCAGCAATGTGCCAACTATTATCTCAACAGTTTTAATGTCCAAATTGCTTAAAAAGTCCGTAATTCCTTTAAGTATGTCTTTCCACGACACATTTTTAATTGCCGTGGTTAGCATGGTGTATATTCCTTGCACCCATGCGTTAATAGTTTTTGCTAGTAACGCAAAATCAAAATTCTCAAAAAATCCATTAATGCCGTTAGCAATCGACAAGCCAAAATTAGTCCAGTCGAATGTTGTACCGAATGAATTGAGAAAATGCAAAGCTGTGTTCAGTGAACCGGCTATTGTTGCGCCTAGGTCATAAAAGAGTCTTGGGCTGATTAAGCCATTAAGGAAGTCTGCAAGTCCTTTTCCGAAATTGTCAGCTTTCTGATATATCTTCTTCCAATCAATGCTCTCCATAGCGCTTGCAAGAGCGTCACCGATGTACTTTCCGAGTGAGTAAAGGTCTTTGATTGATGATTTGTATTTTTCGAGCAATCCATCAGTCTTTTTCAGCGAACTGTCAACACCACCGCCAGCTCCACCGCCACCGGAACCGCCACTGCCCGAACCACCACCACTGCCACTATCGCTGTTATCGTCAAGTGCGTGTATCTCGTCTATGCTAAGTAGTGTCTTTTTCAGTTTTTGCGCTTTCTTATTGGAACTATCAGCGTTATCGCCAATATCGCCTACTCCGCCAGCTATGTCCTCCATTCCATCAACAGTAGCACCGCCACCACTTATCTCAATAGTCCATCCGAAGATTGCTCCGAGTGCGTCAGCTACAGTTCTTGTGAAGCTGATAACCTTGAGCATTACTTTGCTTAAGGCTTGAACAAATGGTTTTAAAGCATTGATTATTACGCTACCTATGATACTGCCCCATGCTTGGAACTCTTGCTTGAGGACTCTTACACTATTCGCCCATGTCAATTTGTTATCGTAAAGGCTTTTTATCCTCTACTTCTTATAGTTTCCTATAAGTTCAGCGTACATTTTCAACCACAAAAATAAGACGCATTTCTACGTCTTATGGTTGTCGAGCACTCTTGGGAAGATTATATTTATTCACTTCCTACGCGTTACAGTGTCAATCAGCCTTTCGCTATCTGATTGATTACCTCGGTATTAACTTATTGACTTTATATATTCTTCATATCGCATCCATTTATAACCATATGCTGTTCTGCTCATGTCATCAAGAACCTTTTGAATATTTTTATAGGTTTTTCCTATATACCTTCCGGCATCAGAAATCTTATCAAAAACATTTAAAAGTTCTCCTGTTGTTTTATCTAACTGAACAATCTTTATTCCTTTTCCGCATTTTTTATAAATAGATAAATCTTTTATTGGATAATTATTTTTATAAACAAAGATATGATTATTTGTAGTTTTTGACATTCCTGTCAAGTTTGCAGATATATTAGGTCTTCTAAATCCTGTCTGCTCAGCCGCAGCTGCAACACTTTCATATTCTGCAATAAAATTCCCATCAAGGTCGCACATTACAATTTTTTTTGCGCATTTAGAAATTGGCTTTCTATACTTTTTGGCACCATTTTTAATATAATCATCTTCATACATAAATATATGATTAAATGATGTCCTTGTATTTGATTTCAAGCTTTCTCTTATGCTTCCAATATCGTAACCGTCTTTTACTGCTTGAGAAAAATATTCATATTTTTTTTCAAATTTTCCATCTAACGACAAACATACAATAGGTCTTGTTTTTGGCATTCCTCCATTAGCCCATGCCATATTATAACCTTTTGGAGTTATTGTATTAAGCATAGAAATATACTTTGCTTCTAAAACGACAGCATCTTCTTTCGCTAAGCACGTTTCAAGGATTCTCCAAGAAAAGTTTGTAATGCCATCTTTATTAAGTGCTTTGTGAAATTCATTATCACACTTACTTGCTGTCAAAATATGTTGTCTTATTCTTTGACCTATGTTATTTGTACATCCGATATATAATTTTCCATTTAAAAGATTTTTTGCTTCGTAGATATAATAAGTATTCATAAAATCTCCTTTCTATGTACTTATTATATCATATTAAAAATAAAAGTCAACTTAGCATTCACCGACTTTGCTCGATTTTTCATCAGCATATTACTATGCTGCGCGACACATGAAACTAACGTTTCGTTTATCGGAAGTTTTGGCGAAATCACCCATCGCGGCTTTGCTGTTTGCTATGACATAATTATATCTTAGCAATACCTTTTCAGCTTGCGTCATGGATTTAATATTTGAGTCAAGTCCGTTTTTCATAGCCCACTCTGAAAGTGTAGCTTGTGTTAAATCAAGTCCGTATCTCCTTAATGGCGCTATTGTTCCCGAAAAAATGGATTGTAAGCTCTTTGCAACATCAGCTTGGTCTACATCGTAGAACGAAGCCATATCGCCCGCTAATCTTGTAAGATTAAGCGACATATCAGCCATACTGTCTGTAGTCTTGTATAGCGTGTTATTTTGGCTCATAAGGGCTTTATTTGCCACTGCCGTACCATTTGCCACTTGCTCTGACGAAATACCTATAGAAGTACCTAACGCTTGGAAACGGCTTGATATTTGCTTAACTGTCAGCTCTGACATTCCAAAATCTTGAATTGATGTTTTTGTAAAATCATCAACCTTGCTTGCCATGTCACCAAACGTGGTATCTACTACGTTTTGAACCTCTGTTAATTGGCTCGCTAAATCAACTGCACCGCCTAGCTTTCCGACAGCTCGCATAACCAACCAATAAGTTGCGTAAAACTTACCGATAGTTGAAGCTAAGCCACTAAATCCACTCCTTGTACTCTTAATCGACTTAGTTGTGTTTGAAAAGCCTGTTACAAGTGACCTACTAGCCGAACCGACTTTTGCGCCTTGTTGTGACAGATTAGCAAGTGCATTAGTCATTTGAATAATGTTGTTGCTGACTCTCGGTGCGTTAGATAATGTTGTCATTACCTCTTTCAAGGCACTACCAAGGTTCCTGATGTTATCTGCAGCATACCCGGCTGATTTTGAACCGAGCTTTGAGATTGAAGCTGTTAGTTGTGTAATCTCTGCTGATTGCTTTGAGATACTCGCAAAGCCCGACAATTCTGTTGCCATGCTCTTTAAAGCACTTGCCGAACTAACAAGTCTTGCAGTATCAAGGTTGCCGAGCTTCTCCATGTTGGTTGCAATCTTGCTAAAGGTACGAGTGTCAATACTGCTCACACTTCTAAGCGATGTTGCAAGTTGTGACATTCCGCTCGCAAAATTGCTTATGCTTGCACCATTGAGGGAATTGAGAGTATCTCCAAGTCCTTGCAACTTAGCTTGTAAGTTGCCTATGGCTCTACTTGCTTGTTGCGCGTCCGACTTGATTTGAAGCTCAATGCTCTCTGCCATTTTCTCACCTCCCTGTATGTAATAAAAAAGAGAGCTACACTAAAGTAGCTCTCATGTATTTAGTCTTTGAGCAGATAGTATGTTGTAATTAATCCAACATATCCATCTTGCTTAAGACCTCTATTCTTTTGAAATACTTTGACACATTTAGTGAGATAGTCCGTCCACTTGCCGTAATCGGTATCAAGTTTGTAAAAATGATACTTGTCGTGTAGAGTTTTTCTCAGCCACTTAATGGCTGTCGGGCAGTTATGTCTCTGACCGCTCCACAAATTGTGATTTTTAGCAAATCTCTGTGAATTAACTCCAAATCTGCCATCTTCCTTAAGTTCGTCTGTGTCAAATCCGATGTTCATAGCATGTTGCCATTTTCTTACATCATCATTATCGAGGTAATATTCCTCATTGCCTTTCCAAGCGTTATTCTTTACCGGAGTTGCTATTGGTGCCGAACTATTCTCTATTCCATCACCCTTATTAAGCTCAATGTATAGTAAGTTAGCATCTGTGCTGTTATTCAGGCCGCTACAGGTAAATGCGCTCGAATACTGCCAGCCATACAGAGAATGTTGAATAACAGGCTTCTTTGCACTATTAGGCTCATCACCAATAGACATCCCCTTAGTTGACGGATAGCGCGCAATCCAAAACGGACAGTTAATCTGATTTGCGTATGGCGCAATGTACTGATTGTAAAAGCTAAGCCCTGTGTATACACCAAAGTTAAGCCCAGCACTCTTGATAACACTCTGATATGTGTTAATTATGTCAATAAGCGTCTGTCCAAGTCCTTGCTGGCACTTATCTTCAACATCTAACCAAACGAAAGTTTTTCTTCCGTTAAGCGTCTGAATGACCTTGTTCGCATCCGTCTTTGCCTTGTCTACTGTTGTAGCGTATGAGTAGTTGTAAACACCTTGTATCGGCATTCCTACATCAGTACAGCCTTTCCAGTTTTGCTCAAAGGTCTTATCCGGATTAAGGTCTTTGCGGATTATTTTTAGGATTGCAAATTGCACCCCAGCCCACTTAACCTTACTCCAATCAATATTTCCTTGATATGACGATACGTCAATTCCTTTATATGCCATATTTTCACCTCATTAATCAGGACTTTCAGGTAATCCCGACTGTCTTAATGCGTTAATTCGTTGCTTCATTTCGTATACGGCAATTTCCTCATTAGACTCCTTGTATTTAGGCTCGTTATCTTTTGAGTATTGCTCATTTAATGATTTCTCAATGTATTTTGCTCTTGCTTTGTTGCCATTTAAGGCTCTGTCGATAGCTGTAAGAGTTGCACTTAATCCGTATGTGCCCCACCAAGCCCACATGTTAGAGTCAGATTCTCTTTGCTCGAGCATATAAGCCTTTGAATAAGGCTCTAAATCAGCCGGACAAGACATATCTATGTCCTCAACGCTAAATCCATAGCCTTTAGTTGCCAACAGCCAATATGGACGGATTTCGTTGCAATAGACTTCCCATGTAAGCTCTTTTACTTCTTGATTGGTTTCTTCTTGGCTGTCTGTGCCTCTTTCGCCAGCATCTTTGATAAAAAACTGTTTTTCTCCATTTCAGCCGACAAATCGTTGTAGAGCGACATTATATCTCTACCCTCTTCATTCTCTGGGTCGAGATAATCGTCAAGCAAATCATACATCTTCGCTAATTGCTTCTCTTTTGCTTCTTTATCGTCAAAATCAAAGCCAAATTCGTCAGCGTGAAACTTTTGCAAGCCCACGAGCAAAAACTCCGGTAAAAATCCAAGCATGTTGTCAATGACTTCAAGTCCCTTGCCCTTTTGCTCCATTCCTACGAGCCTTGGGATAATTTTATTCTTATATACCGGTGCATATCCGAATTTAACTGTATACTCTTTTCCGTTTAATTTAATTTTCATTTTATCTTTCCCTTTCTCCCTAATTTATATAGGGAAAGAGGCAGTTTTAACACTGCCTCGATTACCTTACTATATTGTATCTTCAAGTTCGCTGTCAGCCGTGCTATCATCATAGCCAACCGCTACGGCTTTTTTCGATTGGCTCATGATTTTTTTGTGAGTGTGATTGCTGTTGGATAACCTTGGCCATCTTCTGTTACCGCAACATCGTAGTTATCCTCAATCCACTTAGGCACTGTCTGAACTGATACAGTCGCAGTTCCTGTTAAGTGGTCATCAGAAGCCTCACCTGGGGCGAATGACTCCTGACCGATAAAAGCACAGATACCCTCTGAACCTTTTCCGTCTGTACCATAGAGAATGATGAAATCGAGCTTCTTACCCTCGTTAGTTACCATCTCATCCTTGTACTTCTTCTCGAAAGCTCCCTCAACTTCCATAGAGCCGGCTGAACGTCTGCCCATTTCCTGTGTCTCTACTAAATCTTCAAGAGTTGAAGTATCTACCATGTTCTGTGAGCCGAATGGTGAGGGAATTGTTTTAGCTCTGATTAAGAGCTTGTAAGTTCCAGCCCAATAATCGCCACTTGTGGCGGATGCGGTTGGTGTCTTGTAAGCAATTCTACTTTTTAAACCTGTTGCCATTTGTATTACCTCCTAATTTTTCATAAAAAAATAAGAGCCGAAAGGCTCTTATAATCTATCATTCCAATCGAATGACCGCCTAGCACGTAATGTTGCTGTCCATATTTTGCCGTTTTTTCTAGCGAATGGAATCGTTGTCAGCTTGAATGACATAGCTTTGTATTCATTAGCCACTGTCTGTGCCACATTCAAGGCTTCTGAACGGCTTTTATTCGTTGTAACAATTACTTGTGCCGTAAATAACACTGTATTTATTCTTTCACACTCTAAATCCTCATTCTGTTCAATAGGTTCGAGTGCTTGAACTAGCACCGTTGGGAAGCTAGCCGTTGCACTGTCCGACTGTTCCTCTTGTGTGAATTTTAGCTTGGGATATTTAGTTTTCAATTTTTTCTCACATCGGGTTTTTACAATTGCATATGTGAGGTTTTCAAGGTCGTAGACCCATTGATTTTGACTCGCCACTTTATCACCTCAACTAAAATTTTTCCGTGCCGTTTTCATGATTTCATTTTCCATTTTTAAAAATGCGTGATACATCGGCATTGTAGGTGTAATGCCGTATGAATGATGTAATTCTCCGCTTTCGTCTCTCCAATACCAACCCTCGCTGTCAAATGCGTGTGTCTGCCCCGGGAAAGTCCCTTGACCGCCTCTTGCATCATTGAAGTGTGGCTTAGCTCTCCAGCCCGAGCCGTATTCAGCCATAAGCAAAGGCGATACATCGACTGTCTTAAGTCCGTCTGCTGTCTGCCATGTGCTTTGTATCTGCCCTGTTTCCGTAGCAAGCACAATAGCTGTACAGCCGTCCGTTGTATCTTTAATTTCGTAACTAAACGTGATATAGTGTCCGAAATTGCCTGTATTTGCTCGTGCTACAGCAATGCCATTACTAGCAAGCTCTCCGACAAATGCTATGCACTTGTCCTGTAGGCGGTCTTTATATCTTTCAAGCTTGTCTATCGCATCTTGTATAGATTTTTCTGTCAGAGAAACGTCAATCTTCACAATTACACCTCTTTCACGACTGCTTTGAGCATGTATTTAACCGAATAGAGAGAGGGGTTGACTCCCACTATTGTAAAGTCTGCGGAAGTTGAATCAACTAATCCGTTGGCATCCTTTGTAGGCTCGCTATCGAGCCAAATAACATCGCCCTTTTTAAAAGGGTATTCTCCTCTGTCTGTCAGCAAAACAGCGTCAAAATCAGCCGTATTAAAGCCATATTCCTTGTTTTGTGCTTCTCCTCCGTCAAACGATATATTTGCCCGAAAATCAACCGGCTCTGAAAAGCCTGTTTCCTCATGGGTGTAATATATCTTCTCTCCATCCTCTGTTTCGTAAAACTTTAGATTTCCGTCATCGTCTTTTTCATAGACTGTGACTGTTTGACCTTGAAGCGCGTATTTCATGGCTTGTTTATTAATGTCAAGCATTTTTCTTTATCTGCTTGTAAATCTGATTAGCACCGGTACTTGCCATGCCCGACACAATGCCAACGGCTATTGCATCAAGAATGTTGTTTGCCGGATAACCGGGAATTACAAACATTCCAACAATACCGAGTACTCCACCGGCTACACCTACGATAATAGGAATAATATTATCTTTAACCTGTGGTATCTGCTTTGAAGCATATCCGATTAAATAAGTAATTACCATAATGGCAACTACTGTAGGTACTTGTGTAAAGTCCATCAGCTTTTACCTCCTTTGCCTAAATGGATTTCCTCAATCTCATTTTTCATTTTTGTTACCATGCCATTACCACCGAGTGCGTGGTATGCGTCATACATCTCGCAAAAATTCTGATACGCATATGAGGGTATTCCGCCAAGCTTCATGTACTTATCGTGGTATTCGATAAGCTGTACTCGTAAAAGTAACATTGTACCTTTTCCGTTTGCTTGTCGTAGCTTCTTTTCCTCTTCAATGCGCTCGTTTCTTTCTTTTGTGTCTATCGCTTTTTGCTTTTTCTGCTCTTGTAAAAGCCAAACAATATAACCCAAAAGCGCTGTCAGGACAATTGGCAAGGCAATAATGTATGTCTGATAGATTAAATTATTCATCTTACAGCCTTTCGTCTTTGGTAATTGGCACACCGCCCACCACCACTTAATGTGTACCGCCTGCTACCATTTTGGTAACGCACAATCTTCTTTTGCTTATAGCACTTTGACAAAAGGGAAAACTCCGACAAACAGCTTATCTCTGTCTTTCCATGTACGGCTCACTCCGCCCTCACTTAATGCGCTCATGTAGTTCTCACCGGCTTGTGAATGGTCGTAGACAGCAAGATTGATAACGACATTCTCAAACTGCTTTAAATCGGCAGTTATATCATCATCAGTAAAAGTGTCCGGATAACACCTTTTCGCTTTTACATCTTTTGTGGCTTGTTTAATGAGCTGTTCAATGAGTGGGTTATCTTCCTTTTTATCGAATACAACCACATCAGATGTTGTTTCATCATCATTCGTGACTGTTTCAATATGAAATTGTTTAAGTCTGATTTTGACTTGCTCTAATGTGGTGTATTCCATGCCAAGCTCCTTATAATCCAAACTTTTCAATTAACATTTTCTTCAAGTCACCGCCGTTTATTTCTGTGGCATTTTCAATACCATTTTCGCTCGCAAGCTTCTTTAAGTCGGCTGTTGACATTCTGTTAATTTCTGTCTTTGTGTATGGTGCTTCAGGTGGGTTCATAAAATCAGAAGGTACCGAATTGCTATTGCTTTCCGGTACCTCGTCTCCGACTTTATACCACACTCCATCATGCTTTATAGAGTGCGTTGCTATCATAAGCCTTAATCCTCCTTAACTTTGAGAACCATAACGCTATCCATACCCTCGAATGTAGGTAATCCAATCATAGATACGATACAGTGAGTATTGATAGGATGGTTTGTAGCATATGTGTATACAGATACACCAGTCTCAACAAGTGAGAGGTTTCCGTCTGTGATACTTCCACTTCTTTCCTCTGGTGTCTTACCGAATGTATAATCGCCAAGGAATACTCCGGCAGACTGCGCAGATACAATGCCTGTTGGTACAAAGTACTGTGTCTGTCCTGTCTCATCAACATAGAGCTTATCGTATACTTCAATCTCGATACCATATCCTCTAAGGTATTCAGTAACCTGTCCTTGCTGTAATCTGATACCGCCATTGTAAGCAGTGATACCGAGTACCTGTTTCTTTGTGTCCTCTGCCTTAAGCACCATTTCCCAAGTCTCTGTATTCATGGTGAAACGTGTAAGTGAGTAGCCTGTAGCCTTTGCAAAATCTCTACGAGCTGTGATAAGGTCATCAAGTGGTGCACATGTGGTAGGCTTATCCCATGCGCTTGTGCCGGTAATTGACTTAAAGTGCTTTTCCTTATGCTCTGCGCCATTGTCAGCTGTGTAATCAACGACATAGTTCTTATCGCCAAGTACAACCTTTACCTTTGGTACACCATCTGTAGGCGCAAGTAACTGCCAAATCTGTCTCTCCGGTACAACTAATGCGCCCTCAATTAACATCATTGGTTTCTTTGAGATTTCACGCAACACATTATTGGCAAGGCCAGAGTTTTCAGAAGTTCTGTAATTGTCGTACTCCTGTTCCTCTTTCTCTGTTACCATATATCCCTCACGATAAAATGGCATTGAGTTCTGAATGTCAGAGAAGCCTCCAACATCTCTTAACTCTGCCTGTGCATCAAAGTTTGATGCTTTGAGTGATACCGGCAGTCCGTTCTTACCCTTGATAAATCTAAGGTCGAGTGAGTCCTGTTTACGTGTTCCGAATTTTTGTCTGCCAAGATAAGGGGCAGTTCCTAATGTCTTTTTGTAGTTATCCCACATTACACCGAGGCTTCTCGCTGTAAATGCTTCTGCTAATGGTAATGCCATGTTCTTCTACCTCCTTTTAGACCTGACTTGCTACAATCTTTGGCACGCCATAGAAAGTAACTCTAGGTGTTGCAGTTCTAGCTGCATCTGCGATTGAAAGTGACTTAACTTTCTCCCAATCAATAGTTCCCTGATATACATATGTTCCAGGTGCGTTACCCATTGTTACATCTACATCGTGTAGCAGATAACCCTTGCACTCTGCGTCATTGCTTGGGAATGGTGTACCGGCTGGTACAATCTTCATTCCGTTTGTGTCTGCGCTTGTTACCATAGTCTGTGGTACAAGGCACGCTGCACCCTCATAAGGGAAAAATTTTAAAATTCCTTTACCCTGTGTAAAGTCTCTTACGATTGGCTTTCCCATCGTTCTACCTCCTGTTTTAAATTACATAGCTGTTTTGGCTCTCTGCGCTTGCAACTGTGCCGAATGAGATTTGTTCTGCATTCGCTACATCTGCCGGCTTTGAGTCGGGTTCATCATTTTTACCGCCCTTGTTTGGATTAGGAGTATCTTTGAGTGCGTTTTTCTCATACTCCGCTATCGCATTGGCTTTCATGTCGGAAATAATCTTGCCAAGTGATGTTGTGTCAAAAGAGCCATCCTCTTTTACTACTGTCTTTGCCTGTTCTGCCGTAATGCCAAAATCAGACATTGCACTCTCTCGTAAATCTCTGACAGCATTATCTTTCTGTAGCTTGGCAATCTGCTGATTAGCTGTCTCTAAGGCTTTATTTGCCTTTTCAAGTTCAGTCATGTTGCCAGCCTGTAGCTCATCAAGCTGTGTCTGTAACTCATCAGCTTTGTCGGCTTTAGCCTTGTACTGATTGGTTTTCTCTTTCTCTCTTGCCATTTCCTCACCGCTCTTGTTAAGCAGATTTGTTATCTGCTCATCCGTTGCGTCCGGAAAAAGCTTCAAAACATCATTTCTTGTCATTTCAATTACCTCCGTAACTCACGCTTTTGTTATCGCTGGTCGCACCAGCCGAGTTTTTCTGTTGTTTAACGCACAACTGCAAATTTTGTATAATAAAAAGCAACCTATAAGTTTTCCTTACAAGTTGCTCATTATTTGTAATATTTAAGACTGCATCTACACCCTGCTATTTCTTTTACCTGTGCCCCTAAAGAATGGTCTTTTGGAAACATCATAAGTGAGTTTCCAACTTCAAACGGCTCAAAAATATTAATTCTCTTTCTGTCGACATTCGCATGTGTAGGTCTGACATGTGAATCTTCTTTTGAGCGCCATTCTTTTGTTTTGTAGCCCTGTTTCACCATTTCAGTTTGCAATCTGTAATTGCCGACTGCATTAGCTTCATTCGCAGCTACATTTTTTGCTCGCTTTTGCGAAGTAAAATACTCTACTTCAGCATTTTGTGTGGTAGCGTCAACTACCTCATTCACAATGTACCGGGCATAATCCGTAATATATGAGGGTGTTCTCTTTGCTTTGCAATACTGCGTGGCAATGCTCTCATATCTGATGATAAATTCTTTGGTGATAGTGGTTATCTCTGTTTCTTCCTTGCCGGATAACAGGGCAAATAGCATAACAAAGATTTTTTCAAACTTTTCAGCAAGTTTTTTTCTATCTTCCTTTTCCTCGTCAGATAAATCCATCTCACCAAAATATGTGTCATAATCTATGTCTTGTATTTCATTTTTGTTAAGTGCGTGGATTTCATCTGCCATATCAAGCTCCAAAATAAATTGACAGCCAATTATTCATCGGCTGTCTTTCCATTGTTCTTATCATCATTATTATCGTTAGGTGTAGCTGTTGTCGGCTGTTCTTCCGGGAATAACATTTCCATGCGCTTAGCACTTTCAAGAGTGACTTGTTCAGGGTCACTAAACATATCAATCGTCTTAACAGCCCTCTTGTAATTAATACCGCACCTAAGTAATATCTCAAGCACTTCTGCTTTAACAAGCATGTTATCTAGCTTATTGTGATTAATGTGTATCTCAACATCGCTAGGCATAAGCGTAAAGCCCTTATTAATTCTCAGCCTATTAAGAATAAGCCTAAGTGCCATTCTCTCTGATTTCTTAAGGATAGGTTCATTAATAGCCGTCCTAAGTCCGGCATCATAATGTCCGTTTCTCAATTCTACGGCAGAACCGGTGTCACCGCCTGTGTTGCCCTGACGATTTGCGAGACCTTGAATACTTAAAAATCTTTCAAAAAGGTCAGTGAATACCACTTGCCCCTCTGTCTGATTAAGTTCGCTCGTCATTACATCAACATCAGCCTTGTTGTCTGAACCATTGTTAGATTTAACTACCAACGCTCCCTCTTGTCGCATTTTTCTGAATGTATCTATGTCAATCTCGCAATTAACGAATTTCACCCATGCAGACACAAACTGCTCGACTCCATTAATTCTGTCCGATGTAAGCACGTTAATAGCGTCTGTGATTGCAATAGTCATTTCGATATCAGATAATCGCCTTGCATTGTTTGGATATTCAATCACCGGAATTGCTCTATTGCCGTTTATTCCGCTTGCATAAATTTTGTCGTTGCGAATATCAAACCACTCATTATCGGTGAACACATAATAAATATCTGCTCCGTTCTCGTCCTCTCCGATTTGACAAGAGAATGCCGGACGTCCGTTTGAGTAGTATGCTACAAACGTATACATTGGATTTTCAGACGATAAGTAAAAATCACTTTCATCGAGCAACTGCCCTTGTCCATCATCATTACCGATGAATCTGTAGCCGGTACCGCATATGCTTCTCCAACGATGTATGTCTATGTCACACTCTTGTTTACTTTCAGAGTCCATTGTGATATTAAGCTGTGTGATTTCCTCCGACTTGTGGTTATCGGTGCCACGCAGCACGTATTGAATTGGCTCGGCACACATCTCTGCGGTTTTGCGCTCGACAAGCTCATACGCAAGATTTACGGCAATCTTGTTATTGATTTCCGGGCGGTTCACTTTCTGTCGATACAAAATCGGTTGGTCACCACGATAGTATCTGTCAAGATACTCAATCTCAATAGCGTTTTGCTCATGTATCACAAGTGCTTTATTCAGTTCTTCGATTATGTTGTTTTTTGTGATTTGCCTTTTACGTGTGAAAATAACTTGTCTGCCGTAATTATTCTGACAGACAGCCGAAAAAGGTCTTACATTTTTATGCGCATATCTATACATCAATAAAACCTCATGCCACTTGCAGAAGTCCTTTGTGGAACCTCTTTTATCTGAAATTCTCCTGCGCCAGCCCAAAACCATATCCATTTACGGCAGTGCGTACACATTACTTTGTGGTGCTTCTTATCGTTTTTATTTACCCACGTTAATAGCTTTCCGCAACGAGGGCACATTACACTTCGTTTTCCTGTTGGTACAATATTAATATTCTGATTATTCATGTCACCCTCGCTTCACAAAAAATGGCACCCACAATCTGTGAGTGCCATTTCTAAAAGAGATTTTACGCAATGAACGAATTACGATTTTTTCATAGTTATATTATAACTGTCAATTTTTTAAGTGTATATATGCAATGATATGCAAAACTATGCACACTACTGCACATTTTCAAGATATTCTTTTCCGTAAAGCCTTTCAAACTCTTGCAAGGCTCTGCCGTGGATTGTAAATATCTTTCTTATGCTCCAATTTGTAGCCTGTGCGATTTCTTCAAAAGTATTTTGATTAACATATCTCATTGAGAGTACGTGATAATAGTCAGTATTTTCCATACTATCAATTTGACCGATGATATGATTTCTTTTTCTCATAAATTCATCAACAAGTCTGTCTGTATCTTTTTCCAAGTCCACAATTTTAGTTACTGTACTGCCTAATTTATCTTTGTCAGATGAAACATCAACTGCCTCTTTGTCCGTTGAAACAGTAACGCTACATGCTATTGTCTTAAGCCGGTATATCTCAGACAGCTTATTTTGTATCATTTTATCTAATCTGCTAATTTGATTTAAGTAAGTTTTTGTATTCATTAATAAAGCCCTCCTCTGAACGGATTATGTACTGCTTCAACCTTTGCTATTCTACTGCCTTGTGTCATTCTTAAGGCAAAGTTTGAAAAAACATCAGGAACATCATCTAGCTGTTTTTTGCCTGTTACTGAATATCGTTTCAATAGTGATACCATTACTCCATACGGCTCGTTAGGTTTATAAAGCGATTGGTCTTTGAAAATAATATGTTGTAAAATCCAGTTAGAACACTGAAAAATACGCGCTTCTTTATTTGTCTCTGTAGGTACATCAGTGATGTTGCATATCCACCCTTTGTTTTCAACTCGCTTATTAACTTCCATAGCCACTCTGTCACCACCGGCATTACGCTCAAACTCGCACTCTTGTACCTGATTATTGACTAATGTGTTTGACGCGTTTTCATACTGCATTTCATAATCCGCCGTATTATCACACACGCAATCAACGCAATAGTAGTCCTCGCCATATTTTTGCAGTATTGGCATAACAAAATAGTCTGTGCCTTTTCCTTTTGTATCGCATTGGGCTGTGACAATTTCCGGTTCGCCATGTGGCAGATTAAAGTATCTGCGGATTTTATCGTCAGGAAACAATAGGCCCTCACGCTCGATAGGTTCCTGTTTATACAAACATCGGTAAGAGATTTCGTCCATGAGTAATTGTTGGTCGGCAAAAAACTCTTTCGTAAAACCGCCATACTCATAATCAAAATTGCTTTCGCCTGTTACCGGGTCTACATCAGGAACCGATATTGTTTTGACTCTTGGATTTCCGACATACATGTTTTGAATACGTCCGATAACATCATGTACGCTCCAACGAGTGGCAATATGTATTTCTTTACACGGCTTTCCGTCCGTGTCTTGTGTCTTACGCTGTCTTGCGTCTACTGCGTATTTATCCCACAACTTATCAAGTATTGTAGGATTTAAGGCTTCCTCAATTCCGCCTATCATATCATCAACTAGCAAAAATTTACTCGCACGGACTTTTCCGGCATTCTTACTTCCAACAGAAGTACATTGTACTGACGGAAAAGGTTTGTATTTGCCAATATTGAATTGCTCCATTTTGGCATTCGTGCTTGTAACTGATAGATTAGGGAAAATGTCATGCCATGCATAATCGTCATCATTAGTAACAATGTCGTATACTCCATCGTAGTACATTCGTGTAATGTCACCACTGTGTGAATAAAATAGGCTGTAGTCTTTTGGGAACCAACCGGCAACTGCCGAATGGAAAAATTTCTCAATCGTACTCTTTCCGGCTCCTGGCACTAGGCTCACGCACAATATGTCGTATTTATCATCAATCATGCCTTGTAATGCGTCCACAAGTCCGATTTTGATTAGTTGTTTCCTACGTGGCATATAAAATCGGTCTTTAGGCTCACGCTTTTTCTCAATGTACTGAAAATAGCTGTCAACTATTTTGTTTTGAGCTTCAAGCAACAAAACCTCATATTTTTTGTTTATCAGTTCATATGTGGTTTTGTGGTCGAATGCGTATTTTTCCAAATCCCAAATAGTACCGCCTGTTTTAGCCGTGCAGAAGTCCTCTATAAGCTCTTTTGCCCTCTTAGTGAGTTGTAGCCCATACTCAATATCTTTCTCGCCGTTTATGGCTACACTACAAGCGTCTACATAAGCATTGATTACTTGCTCGTCTATTCCGTTTTTCTCTATGTAATTTTCGTAACTATCAACTGTGGAAATAAGGCTCTGACTAGCCATAAGAAAAGCACCTCCACTTTTCAGCAAAGGTGCTTATAGACCTCTGCCTATAATTTTTCTAGGGTAGCGCCACAAACCATTTATGTGGCGGTATTTCGCTTTATTTTACTATTATCATATCTTTTATCATTTGGACTGTATTATTTACTGCTTTTTTTAGAATATTATCGTCAATTTCTAAATCTCTTACTTCTCCACTCCTAGCCATTCCTGCGCAGACGCAATCGCTAATCATTTCAAGTACATCTATCAGGTTTACATCGCCTGGGCAGTTCGATAATAAGTGATGTCTTTCGGCTTTGATATGTAGCTGATACCATTCATCATTCACAAAGTCCGTTCCATTGTTTATTGTAGATAAAAAATTATCATAAAACATTTTTTCTTGTGATTTTTTGGTGTAATCGTGATTTTCCCCTCTTTCTTCTATTATTTTTGACAGTTTATACATAACAGCTTCTACATCTTTAATGTGCATATTGTTTGCCTCTTGGAACTTCTCAAAAGTAACATCTTTAGGTGCCGTTCTTGTGTCTCCATTCGGATTTTTATAAATTTCTATCATATAATATTCCTTTCTAGGGTAGCAACTAACTCTATTTGTTAGCCGGTAATTGTATTTACATTCTAGGGAAATAATAAAATTTCCATCCGTTTTTTATCTTTTGTTCTCTACACCAAGGCAAATACTCATTAAGTTTTCTATTAAAATCCATATTTGCACTGTATTCATCCCAAGCCTTTTGATTTATTTTGAGCCTTTTTCCTGTTATGATATGGTCAATTAGAAAATATGCGCCCAAGAATAAAAATGTGGCTCCTGCTATCGCAAACATTGCTATTATTTGCATTTTCATTTCTATTTACTCCTTAAAGCAATCTCTCAACGCTTGCCTGTCTGCTTCATTATCTGCCTTAATAACAGGTTCATCTCCTAAAGTGGAACAATCTATAGGCTTACCATTTCTACCGCCTATTTCGTGTGATTGTGCTTCTCTAAGTGCTTCACGCTCTATTGATTTAATTACTTCTGCCATGCTCATTTCTCAAATGCTCTCCTTAAATCCTTGCAACTATGTGTTCTTTTGCAAAATCTTTTTTAGCTTCATCGTAGATAACTGAACCATTTTTAGCAGTTTTCAATCTATCAAATTCGCAAGTAACATTTATACCATCTTTGTTACTGCATTCTGCATGATAATCAATGACACATACTTTCTTCTGCCATTTCCCATTGGCATAAATCTTTGTGTAACCGCCAGCTCTTGTTTTAATGATTATTTTACTTCTTGATTTCTTCATTGCTCATAAACCTCTCAAATTCTTCCATGCATTTATAGCACAAGTCGTATGTGGTATTAAAAATGCCGTTCTTTGTAACCGAATTTCCACACAGTATTCCTTTTTTAATTTCCACACCGCACCTGTCACAAGTGCGCCATTTTCTTTCATGCTCCATTTTTCATAAACCTCTTAAAATCTCTCCTACACTTAGGGCATAAATCATATGTTCTTTCTAAAAATTTATATCTACGGACATTCTTGATTTCAAGGCACATATCATTATCTTCAAAAGTGGGAACTATATCTCCGCAACATCCAACTTGCTTAAATCTAACTTCTTTCCAGCTCTTAGGTATTATTTCTTTTCCGCACCTGTCACAAGTGTGCCATTCTTTTTGATGTTTCATTCTTCCACCAACTTTCTACCGCAGATAGGGCAATAATTGATTTCAAACTCCCCCTTTCCATATTCTTCACCGCTGTTGTCATAGCAAAGTTTATAGCAATAGCCATAATTAGTTGATTCTATATATGCTCTGCCATATGTATAGCCATTTTCAATCTTCTTCTTTTTACCATTGCAAAATTCACACATATCACTTCTTCCCCCATAAATTATCCGGTAATTCCTCACCACCATAAATCTTGTTAGCGTATTTCTTAAATGTCGGTACGCTACAACCTGCTACTTTAGCAGCCTTTACTTGTGAAGTCTGCCCCGATATGTATAAGTTAATTGCTTCATAGAACTTATCTTTGTTTAGTGGGTGTACGCCTGCTGCCATAATAATCACTCCTTGTCTGTTTTACATCATTTTCTGTATCATAATTGCCAATATACCTGTCAGTAAACATATAATTATCAGCATTCCCTCTTTAACAGCTGTTGCAATAGATATATCTTCTCTTTCAATGTATTTGATATTGTAGTAAACCCATATCAGCAGCACTATGCCTAATATTAATTTCATAAACATTGTTCCTTTACATCTCTATAAATCTATTTGCCAGCTTGCCAAGATATTCAGCGTTGGCAAAATGTGTTATTGAGTAGTTAGTGCTTTCTCTATGTTCTCTGATGAAATGGTCGTTAATCATTCTCTGTAAAACTGTAATGCCCTTATCGTCTGTTTCGTATATAGCGTCAATGTCGAAATGTCCGTGTTCTGTATCTGTGATAGTTGATAGGACAAAACATACATTCTTTAATGTCTTATCTGTAAGTATTGGGTGTACTTTGCGGAAATAGATTTCATATAACTGCATATACATCTTAAATCCATCCTTAACGCAATCACATATAGCTGAATTATCTATGTCGTTGTCACAGATGTTATTGAACCTATCAACCATATCTTTTTCTTTAAGCAACATTTCATCTCTTGTGGCAGCTCTTGCCGTCGGTTTCTCTGAAAACGATGTATGTACCTCTCCATCAATGTTAATTGATGTATTGTCCTTATTAGTAATTTCTGGATTATAATCTCTGTTTATATTCTCTGTAGTAATCTCTGGTAATGGTCTGTCGTTTTGTCCTTCTCGACAGGTCATTTTGTCCTGTCGGTCTGTCATATTGTCTTGTCGATTTGTCATTTTGTCCTCATCGGAATTAAATTTATCCACAAGCTCCTGTAATTTTTCAGTATCTATTGTGTACCACTTTGTTTTATCAATACCCAATTTGTTATAATTAGCAGATACAACAACTCCTTTATTTTCAAGCCTTGTAAATGTTCTCTGTATCGTTTTTTCACTCCAATACGGAAAATCTTTAGCTTTCCAATCACTGTATGAGTTATATACCCAATATCTGTCGTCAATAAAATTTTTACCGGCTTTTTTGTTAATTCCTAGCCAATAATTTAATTGATTTAACACTATTGCTTCGTTTAAATCTCCTAAAACAAGTGCTAAATCAGTATTTATGATAAGTGTCTTTGATTTATCTACAAAAAGTTCGTTAAAATTCATAAATTACCTCCGTACTGATAATTGATTCCGCGATTTATATAAAAACAGTTGTCAGGCGGTCACGGTTCCGCTTTTCGTGTTGCAATCACTAGGCAACTGATTTTACCAATATTATTCTGGCTTGTTCATCTCAAAGAAATGTTTCTTACATCTTGATTCGTCACTGTCAAAGCCACAATCAGGCTTGAATCGTTTTTGACATTCATCACAAGACCAAGATGTTACACCTCCAAGCTCTGAAACAGCACCACAAAGCTCGTACAATTCATCATCTGTGCAATTCAGCGCATAATCTACAAGCTCCATTCTTATTTTTCCGATTGAACGATGTTTAATTAATTTTGCCATTTTATTTACCTCCACGAATGATAATTTCCACGATTTTAGATATAACAACAAACAGGCAGTCGTGGTCTGCTTTTCGGTCTGCATCACCTAGTTTGTTGTAATCGGATAGACAGGACTCGAACCTGTGACTCCCTCCGCTACCATTACCGCAGTGGGCTTCTCCCAACTGAACTACTATCCGTTTTTATTGCTATGGTGAGGATTTGCACCTCCACATGACACTTAAGACGAGTTATCTAAGTTGCAGATTTCAACTCATAAATCTACTGCAATACTGGCTACCTATTTCAGCACATAGCAACTTACTCACACCTCTTAACCTAGGATAAGCCCGCAAACAGCATTACGCACGCAGACCTAAGAAGTGCTTTCAAAACGCCGACATCGTGAATCGAACACGAACAACATTCCTGTTGGATAGCTTAGCAAGCTACTGGAATACCTTTATCCCATATCGGCAAGCGCCGTGGCAACACTGATTGTCACCACGAATAGCCTTTTGTACTTCAAGGCTACGTAGTGCTACTAACACTACTAAATCGGCAAGGTGGGAATCGAACCCACGACAAGTCGGTTAACAGCCGACTGCTCTACCACTGAGCTACATGCCGATAATGAGGGTGAAGTCTAAGGAGTGGCTGCACCCTCCGGAGATATAAATTTGTATGTGCTGTAGGAAAAGAACTAACGAAACCTACAGCAAAGGACATGTGAGGGATTGCACCTCACCTAAGACTCATATGATTTGAGTTGCCCTAGTTTAACAATTAAAGGGGGTATATATGTCTACTCTGCCTATTACAGATGTCTTTACGACAGGTTGGTTTTCACGCTCGTGTATTGTGGGATTATACACGATTAAACCCTCACGAGCCTTGTGACGGCTCTTAACAGCTTTCCACTATGAGGACGAAAGGAACTACTAAGTCCAATGTCGGGGAACCAAGTAAACCCCGAACAGGGCATGTTGGATTTGAACCAACGAATGCGGGAATCAAAATCCCGTGCCTTACCGCTTGGCGAATGCCCTATATTTACTGCCACATGAAAGCTATGGCAAGTATCTGACCGAACATTATAGCAATACCAAGAAATCTTGTGCCAACTGCCTCTTTTTCGTTTAATGTGGCGTTTGCCATTCCAAAAGCAATTAATGCTAGCCATACTGTTGTTGCGATTTTTAATACAAACATGATTTACACCTCAAAATCTAATTATCCTTAAAGCCCTCTATCAGCGACTCGGTTATGGTAGCCAAGACTAGAAACACTGCCGAGATAAGCAATCCATGCTCGTCAGATAAGAGTATTGCACGAATTGTGCAAAGCATCATCAGCCACAGGAAAACATTTTTAATCAACACCGGAAGTTCCTTATCCACGAATTTTCCAAACACTTTCCATCTGCGCCTAGATTTAAGCTCGTGAGCCTTAACTGTGTACCATGAAGCTTTTTGTATATCTTGCGTGAAGCTATCTTTATGCCCGGCACGATATTTATACTTGTATGCAGTAATCTCACACCATTTAGCCACGTCCTTAAGCCCATAAATGTCAATCATTTCATCAATGCACTCTTTACGGTTAGGCAAGTTGTAGTGGCTAGGGTGGTTTACCACCTCGGAATTAATTTTGCTCGACTCAAATCCTGTTAATTTCATTACTGTTAGCTCCTTTACTGTTATATATTATATATAACTAATATTTTATCGTAGTTGTATGTATATATATTATTATTGTGTATGTTGTTTAATTAATATATAACTTATGTTATAATAATAAATAATGCTTGGTGCGGTTAATGTATAGATAAAGGCCTTTTTGTTTTGGCGGATATTTTGGGGGCTAAGCGGGGCGGTTTTTCACTTTTCGCATACACCCCTAAGGCACCCAATCCGTGCATTGCTCAACTCTCAAACATCAAGCATTTTAAATTGTATCTATTGCATATACAATTCATCTATACCCTTTCAACTCTTCGCTAAACAACTGTTTTGTGAATAGTTGTAATAATTCAATAGCCCTCAAAGCCTTGTAAATCAAGGGATTAGAATTGTATCTGTTGTATATACAATTACTTGGCATTATCAACCATGTTATCACTCGATAACGCTTTAATATTCTGACTGTTTGAAGCGCCTAATTGTGGCAATTCATTGGCTGTTAGTGCCCTCGCTTGTGTAGCCTCGTAGCCAATTCCCGGTTGATTCATGCCAAATTCATTATTGCCAACGAACATGGCGCCAACAGGGGATTTATTGTCGTATGCTCTATCCTTGATACAATCTTTACGGATTCCTTGCAATTTTTTCCAGATCTCGTAACTGGTAGGGCTTGATTCTTTGTTTAGTCTCCAATTATCTATAACGCCACAATCTATATTGCACCAACTGCTAAATGCTACAGTACTACATAGTTTATTATATATATCACTAAAATATATATACTCATCACATATACAGTTTAATATATTATAATTATATCTATTGTAGTTAGTAGGTATATATGGATTATCATATAACTGTTTATCCTTTAAAATACTATTGTCGTTGAATATAATTTCTCCGACTCGTTTACAAACAGCTTTCCAAGGTCTTTGACCCTCGCTTTTCAAATCCTCAATTTGTAGCTCCTGACAAGCCTGTTCTATAGCCCTCTCGAAGTCCTCCCGATAAAGCTGAAAAGCGCCAAAATCAGTAATTAAATGTTTAGTTATATTTCCCTTGATTTTTTCCATTTTAGCACCTCAAAATCATAAAATAAAAAAGCCCGCACCACCTGGAATTATTCCAAGTGGCACAGGCTAACCGGCATCCGCTTATTAATTAAATTTAAGATAATAATATATAATTCTACTTATTTTGTCAATATGTGGATTATTGGATATGTAACAATTAACTGTATTGATTAATATATACCACATCACACATATATATATTAATTATATATATAATAAAAAGCCGGCCACAAAAACCGACTTTTTAAAAACAATATTTAATTTTTAAATTTCAATACCAAATTCGTCTTTTAGCACTGCTTCAAAGCTTGGCTCTAATTCACAATAGCGTTTTAAAAACTCTATCGGCTCGCATGGCGCCAATTCGTGGTGAACCTTTTCTCGTGTCTCATCATCCATTAGAACGGCTATAGCGTCCATTTTTTCTTGTGTTATTCTCATTTTTACACCCCCTTATAATACTTTGATGCGGCATTTTTCAGGAATTTCCATAGCATCCACATACTCACAGCCGAATAGCTTTTTTGTGGTCTCTTTATCGAATGCCGGGGAACAATCACCCTGAACCATTCCGAGGATTTCAAAGCCGGCAAGCTTGCCGCATTTATATGTTTTCTTTGTTATCAAAAAGTTTCTCATAATTCCTTTACCTCCAATAAAATAAACTATTTATTTGCTATGACATTATATTAACACATTAAATATATAAATGCAATACATAATTGCAATTATTTTAAAATGGGCACTTGTTGTTATTGTTTTCCAGCTCGTCAAGCTTCCCCAATACTAATTGATTTACAAATCCATTAATTGTCAGCCCTTGCGCCTGTATTCGGTCTTTTGTACCTTTTGGCAATTTACAGGTTATTGAGTCCCAATTTTCCCGGGCTTTTTCATTCTGTCGCTTTATTCTTTTTTTATAGTTTTCAATAATTTTCTTTTCGTCCATTTATTGCACCTCATTATTTTAATTAATAGTATCAATAGTTACTAGCAATATTACTATATATCAATATTGCTATACATAAATATATAATAATTAAATTATTATGTCAATAACTATTTCGATAATACACCAATACAATATTGTAATATTTATTGCATTATATAGTAGAAATAATAATTCAAATAATTATTTTAGTATTTTTTCAATTTTTATTGCAATATAGTATTGACATATTACATGCAATGTAGTATTGTATAGTCAAGTCGAAAGACAAGGAACAAAATAAAAAAGCTCATCGCGCAGCCGTCCAAAGTTACACGATGAGCACCAAACAAAATAATAATTGAAAGGTGACTGTATTATATCACAGTCAAAAGGAAAAAGGAAATGAAAAAATTATCACACAAGGAAATTTGCAGAATGGGCGAAATGATGGACGGGATCAAGTTAGATTGCAATATCTATACATATGAGAATGCAGAAAGCTATATTTCACGGTTGGAGCCGTTCGACGAAAAAAGCGGCGTTTGCTGTCACAAAGTCAATGAGATTATACATGAAATCAAAAAAGAGTTCCCTGACGCTAAAGGATGCCAAGTCGACTCTAAATACTATGCCGCCGGAGTTTACGGATGCATTGGCAGACTTTCAAAAGTCACCGTATTAGATAGTGAATGGAATAACAGTGGGAAAAGCTTTTATATTTATTTTTAAGCCGAAACGCTCCAACGTGGAGCGTCCACCGCGGGACGGTCTCCCGGTGCTGATGATGGCAGACCAGAAAGGGCGTAAAAATGAGATATTGCGGACGGCAGAAAAACGGAAAAGCGTTGCTATTAACGGACAATGAAATTATAAACAATGCGCTTGAACAGGAAAAAAGCGGAATAAAACCGCATTATGCTTTTTATGATTATAAGAAGCATGAAAAAATAACTCCGGCTGGCTGGCTTGTATGGTCTTTACGTGATGGTGGCTGCGGTGTAGTTTACCGCCGTAAAGATGGGAAAATGATTATTACAACCGGCTTGCAAGGCGATTTTTGTTATTGTTAGGGGGCGCAACTATGAGAGATTTTATCGAGCTTTTAAAGGCTTTCGGGCTTTTTGTGTCGTGCCTTGTTATTGGTTATGGTGGTTTATTTTTATTTTTTTATTAATTTGTGAGGTGATTTAATGAATTACAACGGATTTGAATGCAAAAAGAATAATGGAATATGGACAAAATGCGAAAATGGAAACATATTTACAATAATTCAAATTGATTATTTTCATTATAATTGTTATTTTAATGATATTTTATCTGCGAATAGTATAAAAGGGTTGCAAAATGCTATAAATCATTTTTGTTGAAATTATTGACGGTTTATCTGCCCTTTTTGCCGTGGCCGGCGTCCTTGTTTCGGCTTGCGTGGGTTCGAAGCCCTGCGGCGGCTTTTCCTGTAAAGGATATTACAAGCTAATAGCAATACAAATTAACAAAGGTATTCCAGCCGGTGCAAGTCCGGCTATTTAGCTTTATATATAAGGCTTTTCAGTCTTATATTATTAATTTAATTATTTTATTTATAGGTGCTTTTATACGGCTTTACGGCTGTATATATTGCACTCCGTCCGCGCGTCCGGTAAATAATCGCGTCAAGAGGTCTTATAAATGCCTTTATATTTATATCAGGCTCAAGAGGTGCAACGCCTGAACAAATAATTGTGCGCCCTTTATAGGTGCTTTGCGTTACCACCTAATAAAAACAGATTAACGCACGACAGACCGCGAAAAGGTCAAAAAGTAGCCTATAAACCACGCACTAAAACAGAAAAGAGGGTTAATGAATGGACAACGAGCTAAAAAGTCTTGACGCTGTAGAACGTGAAATAAGAGCGCGCTACAATGGAAAATATCAAAGCGCGCCGGAATATCAAGCAAGCGAGCGCGCCACACGCAAAGCGATAACAAATATTTTTAGAGCTGTCGCAGAGTCGGGCACGTGTGACGATATTACCGCGCTTATAAGTGGCAAGGAATACCGCCGGGCGGCTTTTGATAACTACCTAAACCACAAAAACTATATAAGTCCAATAATTAAGGCTTGTTATAGATAGGGGGCGCATTATGTCTAATTATGAGTATTTAGGGAAAAAAGAAATATATAAGCGCGTTCATGCGCTAGGCTATGAAGTGCCGAAAATAAGTGACTTTAGTTATATCAAGTACGATTGTATAGAATGGATGGAGTCGCACGAGTTAAAAATCACAGTTCAAAGGGGCGGCGAATGGTTGCAAGTCGTAGAAAAGCGCGCACACGTTCACCCGGTCACATTATTTTGTGACTATCAGGCCGGAAAATATATCACGCGTTACCATTAGGGATATTTTATATCCCTTTTTGTTGTACATTGACAAATAAACAAAAATATTCTATGATTTTATGATATACACATTTAAAGCCGTGTATTTGACGTTTTAAGGGCTTTTAAACACGCTAACATGGATTTTATCAAGCACGCTAAAATAAGTCACAAAACGAGCCGTTTACAATGCCTAAAAATATAATTATAGCATTGCAAGCCGTCAAGCCGTGGCGAGTTGTGCCGGGCGCAATATCTAACAAGTCAGGCGCACCAACTCATGGAAAATGTTTGAACTTTCAGAAAACTTCACTCAATTAAAGTGCGGTGTGAGTTCTTTGCAAGTTCTCGGCAAGTTTTCGTAAAATTTCGCGAACGGATTTTTGAAATCAAAAAACTCTAAAGGTAGGGGGGTATCAAAAATTCTTGACAAAATTTTTAGGAATTTTGAATCGCCAAAAAATAAATGCTCTTAGCACTGTAGTCACTCTCTCCTAGTTTTTCAATCAATTTCTGCCGTGTCATTTCCGGATTAGTCCGGTGTATGTATTCTAATAGTCTGTCTATTTTATCCATATTTCTGCTCCAATAAATTAAATATTTTGTCAGCCGTGTATACAATATTTCGCCCATACAGGCTCATAAAGTCTGCGATTATTTCTTCTGTCTCTATGTCGATGTCACAGCCGTATGAAAATGAGTACACATGCACTAGCTCATGGCATAGTATTTTGTCAGCCATGTAATCAGACACATTATCAGCTATCGTTACTGTCTTGGTTGTATTATCAGTCACTCCTAAACTTATCGTACCGTCAGACCGCCTTAATTCGCTTGATGTGGGCTTTTTAAATTGTATGTGCCACAATGTATCATTAACTCTTATATCCATGCTTATACCCTCTAAAAATGGCTATGAGCATTACTACCCATAGCCTTAATAATTACAGTTTTGACGCAAGATTGCTCATTTTGGTGCGCAAAAGGTTGCGTTCATCGGGTGTCATGTCATTTAAAAGCTCCGATATATCTCCGCTCAATTCACGGATATACATGTCAAGAGCTTTCATTTTATGCTCTTTGTCCTCTGTTGAAGCTCCTTTGTGCATTTCCTTTGTCTCGGTATAATGCCTCTTTGCTCTGTCATAATTGCTTTCACTCACATGTGGTGCAATCGGTTCAGAGTAGTACATCTTGCCTCGGCTCTTATCCATGTCACGCATATACTCCATGTCGTTGTAGTTTACCGGCATGTGATATAGTGGCTCGGTGTATCTCCTGTAATCGTCTTTTGAATTTTCCATAGCTTCAACAATCAGATATTCCTTGTCAAATTCTACGATATTCTTAACAATCTCGGTAAAATCTTTTAAATCGTCAAGGTTTTGTCCCTCAAAATTGTCAATTCCAATTCCGTCAACTTTAGCCTTGACGCATTCCATTATCTGTTTAGCCCATTTATGCATAATATTAAACCTCCTAACCTATACGATTTACTGTAATATTCGCATTACTTACATCAATTGCTTGGTCTGATGTATTTTTAATAGACACCTGTACGCAACATCCTCTTGTCACCCAAATATCCGTGCCCGTGGCCACATTAAACAACGCTTGCGTTGCTGTTGGTGTTACAACCGCCTTTGTTGACAAGTCGGGTTCTCCATTAATTGCTATTGCTAAAGAAATCTCTCCTGCCGTTCCTGTACTTGGAACGGAAATATTTCCCGAAAAATCAACTCTAAACTTTGCTTTGCAATTATTTGTTTTCGGACTAAGCGTAAACAAACCGCTCCCTGTTCGGTGTCCTACGCACCCACTATTGCAATTTGATGTCGTGTCAGTAAACAAAACATTTTGATTTATTGTCACCTCTTGTAACTGTACATTTGTAAATTCTGCCATTATTTCTTACCTCCATATTTTTTTACCGGAGTCTCCAACGCTTCTTTTAAAGTGTATCCAAATTTTTTAATTCTTTGATGAACCACTGAATATGAAATATTGTACTCTCTACACCATTGATTAATCGTCTTTGTTTCTCCATTTAATTCATAGCATACATTGTTTCTTTTGTTATTAGCTTGCGTAATATTATCAGCCCAGCGGCAGTTGCTTGGTTCATAATTGCCATTCACGTCTATTCGGTCGATGGATAACCCTTTCGCATACCCGTTTGACATTGCCCATTCGTAGAAATTATAAAAATCATTCTCCCATTCTTCACAGACAGAAATTCCTCTAGCACCATAACTTTTAAATGAAGTTGAATTTGGATTATTACACCTCTGTTTCATTGAATTCCAAACTCCGTATAATGGTGTGTGTGTCATTCCGTGAGTAGCCTTCATCTTCTGAGTTTCGATTTTAATGCAACCACAACTTTTTGTATTTCCACTCTTTAGGGAATTTGCATGAACAACTGTGTAATTTCCGCAATCGCATTTACATAACCATCTAGTACTTGAATTTAGGCTTTGATATTTTTTGATTACTTCTAACCTTCCGTATCTTCTCCCTGTCAAATCTATTAAGCGTTCTTTTCTGCAACCGCAAGACCTAGTATCTCCACACAATAATTTTTTTGCCAAGACTTTGCACTTATTTCCGCAGTCGCACTGGCAGAGCCACAATGCCCCATTTCCATGACTACTTCCCGCGTATTTCAGTACTTCAAGATGATAAAATTTTTTGCCTGTCAAATCCTTAAATACTCCGCCTTTACAACCACAGCTAGTTTTTCTGCCATTACGTAATTTTACCCCCGGTGCAATGCATTCTCCACCGCAATCGCATTTGCATTTCCACATAGCTCTGCCTTTATCATTTGACCCCGCATATTCCATTACAACAAGTTTGCCAAATCTCTGCCCTGTAATATCTTTAAAATTGTTGCTCTTTTTATCCATAATTGTCCTCCACCTTATAGTAACTTAATTAACCTTAATTAAATTATACCAAATCTTTTTCTTGATTTCAACAATAAATTGTGTTAAACTTAATTAAATTTATGAAAGGCGGTACAAAATATGCCAAAAGACGAACTTAAAAATCGCATTCGTTTTTCTACAACTCTTGATAAAGATGTTGAAAGAAAATTAAAAGAATACTCAAAGCAAAGCATGATACCTATTAGCAAATTGGTTGATACTGCTATAGCAAGGTTTATAGAAAGCCAAAAGCGATAAATTATAAGGGCAAACATTATAGTCTGCCCTTTATCTTCCCGACATTTGTGTCGGTAACATCAAGTAATACTGCTTAGCAGACATAATCTCGACTAACTCTTGACTAAACTTGAACTAAACCTCGACTAAAATCGGTTTAAATCGGTTTAGATTGAGTTAAACTCAATTAAGATACTCAATTATTTAATTGTTTAGCATCCGCAACCTGTATTGCATCCGCATCCGTTATAAGCATATCCATAAAGGTTGCTTGCCGGGAATGATGGTACCGGTGTAGGTCTTACAGCGTCAATAATCTGATTTGTCTGTGCTGCCATTGTAGTAGTCAGAAGTGCGTTCTGTCTATCCTGTGAAGCTGCTCTGCGTAAATCATTGTTCTCTGCTGTAAGTGTTGCTATCTTATCCTGGCATAAGTAGTCTAATATGCTTCTAAAGCCTGCCTGCTGGCTGTCAATAATATCTCTTGTATTATTGTTCATTGTGTTCTGTAAAGCGCAAGTGTTAGTTGCCATGTTGTAGTTTACACCTTGGATAGCTTCCCTTGTCTCACAGCAACAGTTAGCAAGCTGTGACTGTAAAGCGTTGGTATTCTGCATATTAGCAACTGTATCAGCGTTTACTGCCTGTTGTATGCCGTAGCCGGTTTGCATGATATTTGTGTTAATGCCATTAAAACCTGTGAGCATACTGTTGTTCATGGCATAAAAGCCGTCACAAAGTCCGTTGGAAATGCCATCTAACTTGCTGATAACCGCCTGATTGTCAAAACCTCTCTGAATTTCACTGCCGACACCACCATTAGTGCCACCGAAACCACCGAAGCCGTTACCCCAGCCTCCAAATATCGCAAATACTACGATAAGGAACCAAAGCCATGAGCCGTCATTCCAGTTATTTCCGTTGTTTCCGTCCAAATTCGCCACGATAGGTACGCTTGGACAATTTCCTGTGTTGAACATCTGTTTTACCTCCAAAATTTATTTCATAAAGAGTTGCGCGCATTCTCTCATATGCTATATCCCAAAATTACCTCTAATCTGCTTCATTACATCATCAGGATTAATGCCTTTTTCTTTGCATAGATTCCTTGCCATTTGCTCAATTCCCTTGCTGTTTCCGCTTTGAGCCATGCTCATTGCGTTCTTAATCATCGGATTCCCCATTACGCGGTTATTGCTCATTATCTGTTGCATTATTCCCATTGCATTCATGCTTTTTCACTCTCCTTACTTTGTGTTCGTGGAGTTTTTCTTTGCGCCCCTAAAGATAATTGCTCGATTTTCTCTGATAGTTCGTTGAGTTTTGCCATAATGCCCTCTGTGGCTTTCTCTGATAGGCCAAATTCAAGCTTTTCCGTATCACCCGATAAAACGTCTGTCTTATCATTCAAAACCGGCTTAAAAGTCAATGTGCGTATTGTTCCGTCAGCATTCCAGCTCTTAGCATATATCTCTGTTAAATCCTGTTTTGGGAAAAACGCTACACTGCCATCCATTGGCACCTCATTGGGATTAATAGTCTCAACTGCTTGTACTACTCTGCCACTTATGCCTTGTGTCGGTTCGGGCTGTTGGTATCTCTGATAGCTCGCCATTGGGTTGTACTGATACGCTCCATAATTAGGTGTATAATTCATCATTGGTTGCTGATACGGCATGTTCATTCTCTCTTTCCTCCAAGACCTCTTCGATTGCTTTAATGACAAGGGATAATGTCATTAAGTCGATTTTCTGTAACTCGCTTTTAGCAAATATTTGTTCTCTTACTTCATCATCAAACAT